TTAACACTGTTTAAAAAACCTTATTTCCTATTAACAAACCCCTTTAAATCAACGTTCTTCATTAACTAAAAACTCCTTTCATTTTAAAACTTTATCAATGACGTGAACAAATATGTGAACATTGTGGTCAAATCCATGATGTTCTTTTTTTATTAAAAAAGAGCCACCACATATGTGATAGCTCATAACTCTTGCAACTCTTCCCAAGGTCGCCCGTATTGTTTGGTATGCTGTTTAGTTAGATGTTTATTATTATATGTTTGTTTAACTGGCGGAGCCATATGACAAATAAAAGCTGGTTGCATATCACCACTTGCTCTTACGCTGATTATCGCATGGTGATCCGGTAACTTAAATGCTTGCTCGAGCGGAATGGTATCTTCAAACCGATGTTTTGATAACTCAAATGTTTTCGTATGGTCATTACGAAATAAGAACTGCTGCACACCGCCACCTTGCAAATTCTCTTGTAGGGATGGTTGTAACTTATTCCAATGGTGAAATGCATAAATGCTTCCTAACCTTTCCTTACGCCCTTCTGTGCCGATACGTCCCATTAACTTTGTTAGCCCTTCACTTTCGTATTGCTCAGGTTCATTAAAAACAATGAATGCTCCATTTTTCTGTTCTTCTTTGCTCATCAATAAACGAGTCATAAACACTTTTAAGGTAATCCAATGAACCAACGTTTTGACAGCGTGCTCTCCTAATCCTCTTCCGTTTGGCACTCGTAGAATAATAACCTTACCCTCACGCATCCACTTAGCGAAATCCAGCTCTTTTAACGGTTCTTGGGCAAAGATATCATAAAGTCTTTCGTTACCAAAGAAGCGGTTTAAACGATGTAGAATAGCATCGCACTTTGTTCCTAATTCTTTATTATCTCCCCATTGAACCAACTCACTGGCAAGGCGTGTATTTCCTTCTGCCATTAGTTCTTCAATACGTTGAACACGATAATCTTCATCCTCAATAATCCGCTTAATGTTAAAGAGTGAACCGCCGCTTGCTTTGGCTGCATCCGTTAAATATTTTTCTGAACGGTTGAGACCTTCAATATCAATGAAGTCAATCATTTCATCAGCAAATCGACTTGTGCCATTACGTCCTAGTGATTGAATAACTTCTGTTAGGTCCAATGGTGGAATAAAATCATCATCGTTCAAATCAATGTCAATGATGTTTTTTGGTGGCAATGCATCGCGTATACCGTCTGCCATTCCACGATCTCCCTCTTCAACAATGGCATCTGGAATAATAAAGCTGATACCATGCTTCAAATTACCCTCTACAACAAAGTTTTTGATAGCTGTATCCTTCCCGGCTCCCTGTCCTCCTGTAAACACATAACCCCGGTAAAAGTTATCAGGATTGCTAACAGGCATATAAATAGGAACCTTTACATCTTTTACAGTCGCTTCACCTAAATAGATGCCGTTTTTATCTTGAAGTGCTGCTGGTATCTCTACTTCCACACGTTGTTTTGCGTTTAGTGCATCTGTATATTTACGTTGTATGTCTTTATTCGGCATCTGAAGTGCTAGTTTACTCATTTCATCTGTACTAATAAGGTTAACATTTGGGTCTAATTTTGTTTTCTTTGATAGTTTCATTGTGTTCATTTCATTGATGATTTCATTTTTACGACCTCGCATCTTTACTTTGATGCCGTGCAGTTCATTTGTTTCGCTTAAATCTGCTAATGAAAGCGATAAGGTTTCACTGATTGTATCCCTGGTTAAACGATCTTGCGAATGAGCAGCAACACGTATACGGCTTTTAAATACAGGTTGATTTCCTTTTTCGTGACTAACACGAGTTGTATACACTTCATCCTGGACTGAGTGTGCTTTTTCGATCACCTTTTTGTTCTTGAAGTTTTCGTCTGACTTGAAGAATGTGTTTGCGAAGGCTTGAAATGTATCTGTTACCAATGAGTTAATTTCGTTTACCAAACCGGCAACTCCGACTTTCGCGCCGTTTGTGATACGTTTACCGTTTGCTGTGGCTCGTTGCGGAACTTTGCCGTTTCGTAATTTCTCGTAGGCCCATTGTGCGTTCTTTACCCATTTGGTGCGGTTTTCTGCTTCGTTGCAGATGCTAAGACGAGCAAAATCTCCGTCATATTGTAATTCGTCTAGCGTGTTTAAAATATTAGAAATAGGCGTTTTGACGTCGCTAGTGTTACTGTTTAATGAAAAGATATCATGATGTAAGTATCGTAGTTCTTGCACAATCGTATGTTCTATTGGTACGTGTAATTCTTCCATACCCGCTTCGGTCATCGTAATGCTCATTTTGTTTTCGAGTTTCCTTTTTAACTTCTGTGCTTGATAACGTGAGGTGCTTACGTAAAACTCAATACGTTTGACGTTATTTTGTTGTTTAAACACGATATCAAACCAAAAGTAGTCTTTTTCACGATAATGCAACTTGAACCCATCACGATCTAAGCGACTTTTCGGACTTTCGTACATTTCATACATCTTATAAATAGTTTTCCATAACCGTTTGTTGTTATTGGTGACATCAGCATGTGGCGTAATTCGGTATACCACCATTTCGTTTTGGTCATATTGAAAAAACTCACTCCAACTAATCGTTTTTACCTTTTGAAACCATTTTGTTTTTGGTGGATCCACCTGTTTAATTTCAGCAGGTAGACCACCGTTATATAGTACAGGGTATTGCATTTTGGTTGTAGCTGGCAAGTTACTGTCAATACGTTTAATCTCCATATTCACACACTCCCTAAGATGCAAGTTGCTGCAATTAAGTACGCTCCGAAGCGCCCTAGATGTTTCATCATTTGCCCTTTGCTTGTCATAGCTCCTAAGATAATCATAGCGCCGTATAAGATAGCTCCATACCCCATTAGGTCAGGTAGAATGAAGATAAACCACTCCCATAAAAACTGACCAAAATCGTGCAGAAAATGACCGAGTGGTTTTAAAATCAACTCAACCTCTCCTTGTATGAATGCTTCGGAAAAATTATTGAAGAAATCCATCCAACTTCCATCTTTTGCTGGTGTTCCAATGTATTTATCCGGCATCGCTGTCTGAAGAACTCCGTTTTGTAATGTGAATTTCATGGCTTATATCCCCTGCAAGAAGTTTCTGATATCAACTGCATGACGAGCGAGTATATATCCACATGATACGCCAATCAGAATCTCAATGGCTTTTGTTCGGTGTCCGAAACCCCACGAAGCACCAGCAAAAATAATGACCAATACCACGCCTGCATCAAATGCATTCATAATCGCTTTATGAACATTACCGAATGTGGCATCTGCGGTTGCAGCAAACGCTAATTTTGGTGTGATTAATACCAATGCCGGTAACGTAGCTGTTAAAATCTTCGTTGTTTGATCTACACTCTTTTTATAATCACCGTTCATAAACTCACGAAATGGAATCACTTCAGTTTTCATGTTGTTTCCTCCTTGGTGTATAAAGATGATGAAAGCAGGACATTCTAAACGTATTCACATATACATGAAGGGATTGAGAACATGCATATTATTATTGCTGCTGGAGCAGGATACGCAATTGGAATGTTAGTCAATCTTTTGGCTGGTTAATAAATGGACCTGGCGTTTTGCTGGGTCTTTTTAATTTGTCTTTTAGCGCATCGAACTTGTTAACTTCTGCATCCTTTTTCTGTTCCTTTTTAGGAGCAGGAGCTTTTTCAATTTCTTCCCACTTCCCTTTCGCTTTCATGTCTGCTTCGATTAAGTTTTTGACATAGCCACTAAAATTACGTCTAGCTACATGCTTCAGGAGCTTTCGATCTCTTTCGTTTTTGGTATTAAAGCCAACAGATTTAGGGACCTTTTTGTAATTCACAAATATCCTCCTTCCGTCACTATCGGTAGTAACGCTAACTACAAAAAATTCGCCCACAAACAGTAGCACGTTATCACTACCGCTTGCGAGCGACGCTTGTAGTAGTAACGTATGCGCAGGTATTCAGAAAGATGCCTGTTTCTTCTAACATTTCGTGCGACATCTTTTTTATGTGTTGGTGTGACTAAATTACACTCCCGATATTGCGGTTGTTAACACTCATTGGTTCACTCTGACGCTTAACTGTCGTACCTTGCATATCGCGGTCAATCAGACGTTTGATGTAATTGCTAAATTTCCCTTGTTTCATGGCATGTAAAGCAAGTTGTGATTCATACGGATCCGTTGCACTAAACGAAACACCAGCACGATACCGATTTTTATCTTTGTACATCGTATAACCCCCTTGCGATGTTGTAAAAAGCTAATGCGTTTGCAAAAACAGGGTGAGCAAAGTGATAGTCCCCATCCGTTGCATATGGGATGTTGATTTTTTTCGCTTCATTATAATAAGAAGAGATTTGCTTTTCAGCTTCTTCACCTAAACCTCCAGCCACAAATACAACATCCTCTTTGCTCCATGTTTTAGAGGTGTGAGCGATGATGCTGTCAATCATGAGGGTTAAGTCTCTGCTTTTACGGGATTCCGCACCGTATTCCAAACTGAAGCTATCCTTATCAATGTAACGACCGTCTGCGATTGTGGCACAATTGACTGTACCGCTACCAATGTCGATGATGCGCACAAGTGATGCGGTGGTTTTAATCCCCCAATAAATTGCTCCACCTTCTGCTGCAACTTCTACCCGATCAATGGCAAATGTTTTCGTTACACCGTTTAATGTGAGTGTGTGATGCCCGATTAACATATCCTTAATTTTTTGCTTTTCTATTTCGTTGTGCTGAATAATCGGTTGCCCCACAACAATTTGATTGTTGAGTCCTCCAAAACGGTGTATTGCCAGTAATGTGCGTATCTTTGCATCTTCATGCGCTTTTGTACTCCCCATCATTTGACGAACAAATTCGCTTTCGTATTGTGCTAATGTACCTGCAAAGCCTTTCTTTCCGTTGTATTCATACTCCATATCATCTTCACTGAATGTTGTTTTAAGGTTACGCTCCCTCCATTCTCCTAATTGCGAGGTGAATTGAAACACCCCTTCTGCTGTTGCGACTTTTACATTTGAGCTACCGCTGTCGATGCCTAAAATCATGTTGTTGTCCTCCTTGTGTCTGACTAAGGACTGACGAATACAGAAGTTATCTCTCGTTGTCGTGCATCCGTCTGACCTTTGTAAGACCAATATATGTAACACATTTTGTCCTTGATTACACAATTTTGCTATTTTTTTTGTTGAATTATGCAATATTTGTGATATAATGAAATTAGTTATAAAATAGGGAGGTGATGAATAACATGGAAGGTTTGGTAAAAAAGATGAAAACAGCAGTTAGAAGTAATTTAGGAGATATCATTAAAAGTAAAGGCCTTGTCCAAAAGTGGGTAGCTGAACAAATAGGTGCAACTCCTGCTCAAATAAACAAATGGAGTACGAATAAAGATGGTTTAGCGGTATCAACACCGCATGTTTTATATATACTTCGCTTAGAAAAAGTTCTTGGTGTAAAGGTTAGTGAGATGTATGAAGAAGTAAAGTGAATTCCCCAAATTCGGGGAAAAGGAGCGGATATGATGAATGGATTAATGATTAGTGGAGTTAAGATGTCTAGTTTGGATTTAGTTGAATTAATCGGTAAAGAACACAAGAACATTATGCGTGATATCCGAAATGAAATTCAAGAATTGGGCGAAGAAATAGGACAGCTCATTTTTGAGCAGTCCTCGTACATGAACTCTCAAAACAAACAGCAACCTTGTTATGTATTCGGCAAAGAAGGAGCGATGCAACTAGCTTTGAAATATGACGCGAAAATACGTTACAAGGTAATTAAAAAGATTGAGGAATTAGAAAACACATTCCCTCAACGATCTAATAGTATCCAAACGTTTGAAATGCAATTACTGGGCGTGGAATATACATCGCGAATATTGCGAACCGATGATACATCGAAGGTCAAAATGTTGGAGTTAGCTCACAAACAACATGGAGTGCCTACGAATCATCTACCGAAGTATATCGAAAGTGAAGTTACGAAGTCTTTAACAGAGCTATTAAAAGAACATGATATTAAATTATCTACAGCAAAGGCGAATACAAAATTAATTGAATTGGGTTTATTGGAAATTAAAGAACGACCTAGCAGTAAAGGTGGCGTAAAGGAATTTAAATCTCTGACGGATAAAGGACTTGAATACGGAAAGAATTTAATCAGTCCGAATAATTCTAAAGAAACTCAACCTCATTACTATCCATCGAAGTTTATGGAGTTATCAAAAGAATTAGGCATAACAAAAGAGCAACTTGTAAAACAAGTTACTCAATAACACACTTAGAGGGAGCTAGTTTGGTCGCTTCTCCCTCTATAGCAGTATAGCATAGATGAAATGAAATATACAGGTTTACGGGAAATATGCAGGAGGTCAACGGATGAAATTTAAGTTCTATTTATCTGATATATTATTTTATATCGGAAACAAGTTAATCATTCAATCCGCTTTATTAATGGGATACAAAGATACAGCGAAAGAATTGAAGAATGCACAGGCGCATTGGTTAAAATCAGAAGCGTTTAAAACAAAGGATTACTGAATAATACGTTATTGACGGAAAAAAAGCGACACAAAGGAGTGAGAAGATGCACCCATTTCCAGTAGGTACTAAAGTAGAAACAAATGCAGATTATTATTTTAAATTCGGAAGAAAAGTTATAGGTACTTCCGTAGCCATCAACCCTACAGCACCAAACGAAATAACAGTTGTTAGATGGGAGTTTCAAGAAGGAAATATTATTCCTGACCATCAGGGTAACTACGTATTAATGATGTCAAAAGACTTACAGAAATACACACCTAACTAATGCACTATACGAGAATAAAGCGTAATTGACGGATTATGTAAATTAGAACCTATACCAATATAAATAGAGGAGTAATTAGAATATGATATGTGTAAAGTGCAATACCGAAAACACTAAATGTATTGATGATATGTTGCAAATAAATTATATAGCCGAAATTTACGTCTGTAATGATTGTGAGGGTACTATTGAAGTTGTTTACAACAATAGTAATATAAGCCGAAAGAGTATTAAAGAGTACAAATACATTACTGCATAATTCGAGAATAAAACACAACAACCACATACCGCACCCTAAACCAAGCATGTAAGAACTTTTTCTTGCATGCTTTTTGTTTACGTTTATAATAAAACTTGTCATTATAGGTAAAATTAGGAGGATGGACATGAAAAAGTTATTAAGTAGTTTACTAGCATTGGGATTATTAGCAGGTTGTGGGAATGAGAAAGTGAGCGAAACACCAAAGGAAGAAGAAAAAGCTACTGCTGTTGAAAATCAAGAAACAACTGAAGAAGTAGCTGTAAATAAGGATGATAAAACATCTAAGAATGAAACCGGTATCCACAATGGTGAATTTGATATTACAAACAATACAGGGTACATCAAGTTATTAGGTATCTTTGAAGGTGAGTCATCTAGTGAAGAAGACCTTAGCAACACTATCGACTTCAACGGATTTAAGGTTTCGTTTATCCCTTCTTTAGTAGACGTCGAACTAAGTGCAGAAGCTCAAACAGAAGAGAAATACGAAGGTAAAGCAGAAACAAAAGCTGTTATGCTTTCAATGAATGTAGAGAATACATTAGAAGATGATGTAGACTATAATGGTTCATTTATTGTCGTAACAGATACAGGTGAACAGCTCTACGCAGAGAGCGGTTTGCTCTCTAAAAACGCTGTTGTACAAACTTATCATGGTAAAGTGAAAGAAACAGGGTATGAAATTTTACCACTTAAAGGCGATGAGCTACCTAAGAGTATAAAAATCATTATGGATCCTCCTAATAAGTTAGTGAATGGTGCGTTGAATGGAAATAAAGATTTAGGCGAAGAAAAGCGACTTGAATTTGATAAGCTGGTAACAGAATAATAATTATAGAAACGGAATTATAGGGGGATTATAATGAAAAAAATTATAATTGGATTTTTCACAATTGGATTATTAGTAGGGTGTGGAAATGAAACATCAAGCGAACCTAAAAAAGAAAATGCAGCTGCTGTTGCGAAAGAAAAGAAACCAGTTGAATTGTCAGTAGATATCGTAGATGAAGCGAGTTATACGTATGAAGATGACACAGAGTTGATGGGGAATTATTCGGCTGTTATCGAAAATAAAAGCGATATCCCTGTAGATGTATCAAACATCACTGTTACTTATGAAAATAATGACGGTAATGTCATTGGATCTAGCACCAATTCAACTGTATGGGTATCTCCTCATGTTGTAGAGCCTGGACAAAAAGCGTATGTGATGAATGAAACAGATTTACCTATCGCAAGTTCAGATGATTTTAAAAGTGCCGAAATGACGGTTACTCCTGAAGAGACAACAGAAAAAGCGATTGAATTGCCGATTGAAGGAGCGTTACTAACAGCGGATGATAACAGTGTATTCTTACGAATGCTTGGTAAAGTGAAGAACACAAGCGATGTACCTCTTGACCACGTAACAATAGCAGCAGCTATTTATGATAAGAATAATAAATTTGTAACGGTATCTTATGGCCAAGTACAAGAAACGTTTAACCCAAATCAAAGTGTGCCGTTTCAAACAGATTCACCATGGCAAAACTTCGGGAAATTGCAAGAACCAGAAAGATATGAGATTTTCGCTTATATGTACGAATAAAAAAACAGCCCACCGCTCAATTGAGTAGTGGGCTTTCATGTTATTTATAGTACCAATCTTTTTGGTCCAGGAACTGACGTACTTTAACCAAATCTAACCCTTGTACTGTAATGCTTGCTGATGGATTGCCTGTCTTATTTAGATTCAACTCTGCAGCAATCCCCTCTTTTTTGAGAAATGCACGAAACTCCTCTTCCATACCCTTGTTCAGTCCACCTGTTGTTAGTGTGACTGGCACAGGGTCAACATGTTTCATCATGACAAAACCACCTCCACCAACAGCCCATGAAGCGTATGTGTAGCCATACACGCTAAATACTGTTCCTTCACGTAATGTCTTTTTACGATTAGATAAGTTAGCATATTCATAAACAGGCGTATCTTGCATCGCTTTTACCTGGAATGAATACTTATCACCTAATGAAGTGACTTTAGGTAAGTCTTCTTGCTTAGGTTGTACGTTTTCAACTTGTTGTTTAGGTACGTCATGTTTTATTGTGTTCGGGTTTAATTCATGAAGAATTGCTGTTTTCAAATCATCAAAACGAAAATTCTTGCCCGGACAATCTGTAGCAGCTAAATCTTTATGACGCACTACATCATTGATTTGGAGACCATACTCACGTAACAACTTTGCAATTAAGTTAGCACCCGCTTTTAATTGCATGTCTCCTAGCTCCTGCTTATCAAAATCTCCCTGGAATGATACACCTAATGTATAGCTGTTCTTACCTACACAATGAGCACCAATGTACTTCCCTCGCCCTTCTTGTTGCACACCACCCTTTGTAATGAAGTAGTTATAACCAATCCCAGACCACCCTTTTGCTTTATGGTAATTATGGACTTCATAAATATCCCAAGTTGGATGAGCTGGATGATGCACCACAATTTTTGTTACTTTTTTAATTGGCGATAATGTACCGCTAAATTTTAGATTCGTTTTTTGGATTGTCATATTATTTCTCCTCCTTTGTTTGTTTCTTTTCTTTTAAATGCTTCATTACACTTGTGTTCTTCCATACGGCATATACGTTAATCGCTAGTGCTGTAAATGATGAAATGACAATTACAAAGGCATTGATACTCTCTGTTGTAAACCAATCAAATGAAATCCCAATTGTCCCGAAGAAAAACAAAAGAGCGGTTAGGAAACCGCCCAGTAATGTGAAGATATCTTTTTTCATTTTTAGCTTCCTCCCTTGAATACTGTAAAAACAATTGCGATACTACCACCAATTAAACCTGTACAAACAGCACCAATAATCGCATTTGTGATGGTACGTTTGAGCCAAGTTGTATTCTCATTGATATTGTTCAACATGTTTTCAATAGCTTGTATCCTTCCGTCGTGACGCGTGGTAATCTGTTTCAATTCCTGCACTTCTTTTTGCAACGACTTAATATCAGTTTTCATTTCCACTATCTCTTTCTGAGTTATATCCATTGGTTGAACCTCCGTCGTTTGTGACATCTCCCTCACCCCTTATATAAAATAAAAAGAGGACTAATTCAGCCCTCTTTCCTTTGTTACGTTTTATTTTTCTTTATTGCGCAATTGTCTCCTATTGTGCCATTATTTCAATACATCATATGTTTGTTTAAATATTATTTCCGCCATTAACTTGTGACCCAAGTCGTTTGGGTGCCAGTCATCGTTGCCATAGGTATCATCTCTGTCCCAAGCTTCTCTAATATTAACCACAGGTACATCGAATTGCTCTCCTACTTTTTCTATGACAGAATTATAATCTTCGTAAAATTCCCCTATATCCCAAGTTTGGATTAGCATGATCTTTGCATCAGTATTCGACTTTAGTTCCCCAACAATTTTAGTTAAGTTAGCCTTGAACTCTTTAGGTGTTGAATTCGCCTTCAAAGCAGTATTCCATTCATTGTTACCAAATTCAACAGTGATGAAATCCGGTTTAGCATCAATTGCTCTTTGAATATTATTAATACCATTATCTTTAGCTCCTGTACCACTTATGGCTGCACTATCATTAATTGTTACATTATAACCCATGTTTTTTTCGATTAGGGAAGACAGTACGTTAACGTATCTTTTTTCTTTACTAGTAGCAAGTGCTCCTTCTGCTAAACTATCACCCATCGCGAAATAAACCAAATCTTCACCTTTATGCTTATTATAAATAGCTTGTTTCTCTTTTTCCTTAGATGCTTTTAGTTTTTCTTGTTCTTGATTGCTCTTAATCAAATCCTTTTGATATTCTTGTACGCTTGTTTTTGCTTCTCTTTCAACCTTTGCATTATAATGACTGTTACCAATTAACAGCACTGCTAAACAAATAACAGCAGTAATAACTACTCCGATACCTTTTTTCACCCTTCGACACCTCATAATTCCATATTTGAGGAATATTATATCACTTTTTGTAATATTTTCGTGAAAAACTAGTAAGTTAATACTATAAAATTTCTATCATATGTTACATGTGATAAATAAACGCACTAGAGATTGTGTCTGTCATCATATAATAACCTGCTTCTGATGGATGTAACCAATCAGTTTGAACTTTTCTTTGCTCTGAGCTACCTCTATAAGGTTTGTTTTCGTATGGGAATCCGTATTCAGAATCGAAAAACACAGCTGTATCTACATAAACACAGTTTGAAGCATAACTAGAACTTTCACATAATTCCTCATACGCCTTGTTTATATTCAATACTAAAGAGTTATGATATACACAATCAGTAGTACCGTTAATTTTAGATATCATAACTAATCCAACAATAAAGATTTTACAATTTGGGTAAGAACTTAAAATCAAATCAATTAAACCTTGCATTTTATTTTTTATAGTTGTTGGATCATTGCCTAAAGCTACTACATTGTTAACTCCGAGTTCAACGATAGCGTAATCTAGATTCCCACTAAAGTTGTTCCTGCTCATATAATTTAAAAAGCTGACTACCCCGTTATTTAAAAACGGATTAGGGTAAGTTACACCTCTCCCACCACTATCTGTAGCTTTAGTAAAATCATCAATAGTATAGCCGCCCCGACCTTCATTTAAAGTAGTTACGCCATTAATAGTGTCAGTTTTAGTACCGATAAAATTGAAATTATTGAACCCATAATCAGTGAGTTGTTTTTTTATATCACAAGGGATGTAACCAGCATCTGAATAGCTATCCCCAATTAATAAAACATTTTTCTGTGTAGATGGATTTGTTTTAGTGGCAGGATTAACAGATCTTCTTGCGTATTGCTTTGAATACACAGAAGCCCCCCCAATAGCTGTTTTTAACGATATGATATCTGCATCTTGTGTTTTAATACGTTCCCAATCACGTAAAAATCCCCATCCAGCTGTGGAGTCAATGTAAAAGCTGTTTGGGTTTCTCGCTATCATTACATTATGTTTTGGTATCCACTTACTGCTTTTATTGCTTTCATAACAATAAAGATAGTGCGGTACGAAAAAAGTTGTACTATTAGTAGGAGTTTTCAAAAGAGATACGTCTGTTTTCACAACCTCTAATTCTGTCTTTTTAGAAAAAACGTTTGAATCTACAATATCGCTTAATTTTGATGTGCCGTATTTACTTTTAGAACCACTATACAACGCACTTCTGCATACGAACCAATATCCTCCATTTACGTTAATATTAGAAATATATCCATCAACCCTGGATTTTACACCGCCTCCAACTGTCGCTTTATACAGACCTAAAGAACTATCCCATGAAAATGCCGCAGTCCCACTCACATTATCAGAGGAAGTATACCAAACTAATCGACCTGGTGCGTTGGAGTATATAACCTCTCCATTAACCGTCGGGAATGATTCCGTATAGGCTGTCATAGACGCATCTGTATTTAGGCTATATTGGGTATTCCACGAAAAATTCAAATTATATCCATCACTTCTCTTTGATGGATCAATAAGGTTTTCGGATGCCACCATAAATGTTGTCTTTTTTGGTGTAATAGAGTTGTCTGCTGGAACTGCGTTAATAGGTGTATTGCCCGCGATTTGTTGTAAGAACTCTTCTGTCATATATGTCTGATCAAATTTGCCTTTATTTTTGTTTATGTCACTAACTGAAACATCACCTTTTTGAAGCTTTTGTGCCAATTGCGCAGTAACTTCATTGTAATCTTTGTCCAATCTAGCCTTTAAAGTTGGTTGCGCAACATTCTTAGCATCTACCCTTGCTTGCGCTGCTTCAACGCTTGAATCACCTTCAATTACAACTTGGTTAAATTGTTCTTGTACACTTTCGGCTTTACCTTTTGCTTCATCTGCTTTTGCGACCGCAGCGCTTGCATCTGTTTTCGCTTGATTCACATCACGTACTGTTTCTGTAAAATTTTCTTCTACCTCACCAATAAATTTATTTAATGTATTTCGAAAATTGGCAACCAAAGCGTTTGTTAAACGGTCAAATGACAACTTCATTATCTATCCCTCATTTCATTCAGTTTATCGGTTCTTCTATAGGCTGTTCTTCCGTTGGTTCTTCTACCTGCTCTTCTTGAGGTGCATTCTCTTCCGGTGCATACCGTGGTAATTCTTCGTGAAGGAACTCTTCTTTTAATGATAAATAAGCTCTCATTCCGTTTAATTTCACTTCGTATTTCCAAATGTTATCTTGTAATGGATGACCAATACTTTTATCAAAAAGAAAAAAGAAATCCGCTGGTTCCATCCGTACAATCATTTGACCGTATTCAGAAGATGAAATTTTCCCATTTTCTTCGCACGTGATAAACATCTGATAGTTGTTTCCGTATATATCTGGACCATTGGTGTATGGCATGTGATTACCCCCTTAAATATCCTCTAATGTGTCTGACCGCTACGAATTTATCTGCTACATTCGACTTCACCCTTACATACACACTTTTTGTTCCGCCGGTAGGTGTTCCAAGGTCTGCAACGAACGTTCGACCGAAGGTTGCATAATCATTTCCTTCTGAATGGTCTGTTAAAAAGCTTGCATAGTTTTTTCCTGTATCACTTCCACTTCCATCAACATAGATATATCCACTTCCGCCGTTTTCTGCATAGAAAGCGAGATTAAGATATAAATAGCGGGTTACGTGTTCGAAGGAGTAAAAGAACACATCCCCTTTTTCGGTGTTTTTCTGTTTGTACCAACGACCACCTTCAAAGTACACACCGTTACTAATAGGTGGAGGAGAAGCCATATCAACCGCATAACTGAAGTTTGCATAACCATCATCTACTAACTTAAAACCGTCTGCTCGTTCGATAACACCAGCACCTCTAGCGATGTATAGGCCGCCTGAATTTAGACGAACGTACTTGTTTTGGTTTGTAGGGTTGATGGCAATTAATTCTGTTCCATCCCAATAAAAAAGATTATCTTGTCCGATAATCTGAATGTTGTTCGTATAGATTTGACCTGCTGTTAGCATGTTGGTCGCAACGCCATCTGCTGTAATGGCATTTGGGAATGTAACTCCACCGTCCGTGCTGACACCAAGTCCACTTGAGCGCAGTACCACAATTCGGTTATAATCATTCGGATCACGAGCCAAAATCCCCATTCCTGGCGGATACTCTAACTGAGTTAATGAGTTAGTTAATGCTTCTGTCGCCCTCTTCACCGCTTCTTCTAGCACGTTGTTTTTGATTTTTCCTTTTCGAGAATCGAATATTTCATCCAACTGCTGTTTTGTTGAGTTGAACGATGCTTCCCCATAATCCTCTCGACTGTTTCCTAGCACAATCGTTGGTGATGTATCGTCTTCTGGGTATTCATCAATCTCCATAATACGGATATCAGGAATCATTAAGTCTAATTCCTCTACAATGTAAGGGACTGTATCCCCGATGCGTGGTTTTGGAGACGGATAACCCGCTTTTTGCAGGTCTACAAACTTCATCTGATGACTAATTTCAATCTTATCGTTCAATATTTCTTTTAGGTGTTCTTGCAAAGCTGTTGCATCTGTAAAACGGTCATCAAGTTCAGGCGCTTGGATACGAATACCGTATTTACTGGCTAATGGTGATGTATATTCCGCAACCGCAGCATACTTTTCATCGTTGGTACGTAAACGGTATACTTCAAATGTTTTTAAGGTGTCGCTATCAGAGTGACGCACCCATCCTTTTGATGTGCCAGCACCTGTTGAAGGTTTATGCTTTTCGTCATCACCTTTAAACACAGCCACAATGGTATGAGCTGTTTCGGGAGCATCCATAAACAGTTGCACACTTTGTGTTTTGGTTTCGCTTGACCACGTGCTTAATGTAGCAGTTTGGTCGCCATCTAACGTAAATTCCCACACACCGCCTGTTGGGTCGGATAAGTACCAAAAACGAATCCCTGTCCCGTACCACTGCATCTGAAAAGAAGAACCAACCGTTTGTGTGTACCAATAAGGGTCTGATGTATCTTGCCATGTTCCGTTACGTGTTTGTAAATTCTTCGACTCACCCTTTAAAATGTTTTGGTCTTCTAACTCTTTCCCAAACCCTCGGATATACGTGCTTAAATTCCGCGCTGAGCCACTTTTCGTGATATCGGATATGTTATGTTTATAGCGGAACGGATACGCTGTCTGTGAGCCTATACGCTTGTATAAACGGATATCTGTTCCGACCACTTCAAACTCTGCTTCGAATGTTTCGAGAAGCTTTTTAAACAACTCAAGCGGATTGCCTGCACCGAAGTTTTCAATCTCTTTGCTATCAAAGCTATCAATGACTGAAAAGGTATAACCTGTATCAGGTATAATGAAACTCATATAGGCGTTGAGAGAGCGCTTTGCATTCGTTAGAACGGTATACACATATGAACGGTTCATAAACTCGTCAAAGAAGACATGTTCCGCTGTAATCTCAGCCACTTGCGTATCGCCGATTGGTGTCTTATCTAAATCTTCAATGGTGTATAGTGTTCCGTCGTATTCAATCTGTCCTTTTTCTTCCATAAGGTCGAATGCTTGTTGATTTAATTCATCCCGAAAAACAGAAAAGGAAATGGCGTTTAGGTTATTCACCTTCCATTTCCTTGATAAATCACTGTATTCAGTTAACCGTTCTTTCTTCGTTTTATCCAAACTCCACACGAACAAATCTGGCATAACTTCACCTCCCTTATTAAACGTAATAAAAACGGTTGATAAACTTCACTTCTGAAATATTGCTACTCTTTGTAAACTGGTTATATCCAGGTTTTAATGTCATTAGCCCGTAATTCGTTTTTAACGCCACAGAAGCCCCGCCAAGTAAACATTCTACATTCTTTAATACAATGACTTGCCCCGCTGTTGTTGCCCCTGTATATGTCCATATATCGCCTGTTGTGGTGTTTGTTAATGTAAGTGTGTCTTCACTGGATGTTACCCCCACTGTCACTTCAATTGTTAGCGGTGTATGAATAGATCGTGGGTTAATGATTACATCTCCGGGATTGTAGATAGAAAAAGTGTCGGCTGTATGTGTGAAAATAAAATCATCTTCCGCTAGCAACCCTTGTCCAATTTGCCAAACACCAGCATCAAACGTGTAATCATCCGTTGTTGTACCTACACTCTCGCAAAATGGAGAATCTGACATGAAGCTAATATCGAATTGAGCAAACACCAATCCAATTGGCACAATGTCGTAAGCTGCTTCTACTTTTACTTTCCACCGCTTCCCTGGTTCCCGTTTGTCTACGATATAGATAAACTCAAGACCATTCAGCACCTTAAACACTTCATTCCGCACAAGTGGGAAATCATACATATCCACCGCTTCAATATGAAAGGTGACAGTCATTGACCTGCCACCTAGTTTTGTGCCTAGCGTAATCGAACCATGTTGCCCGCTTATTTCTTGACGTTCGTGAGTAGGAGAAGGGGAATCAAGAATAAAGTTCGTGGTATATACGTTAAACGGACTTAAATCAATCTTGTTAAAGTCTTTATCATACAAATCCACCCTCATCACTTTTTCCCCCTTCTATACGCATCTGTATTCAAGTCTTTAATTAAACTCCTTTTAATAAAAGGTTCTGTAGTCTTAGCTACTTGTCTTCCGTCCATGATGATATCACCCATCTGTACATCTACTCGTATACCGGATACCATATCTTTCAAGGAGTACCCGCCATTTTGTGTAGAGTTGTTGGTGAGTCCACTTTGCTGCAGGGAGTTGTACGTGCTCATAGACGTAGAGCTCGTATTCATCACTGTAGATGATGCTTGTTGAGCGAACGATGATAGTCCTTGAACCATAGATGAGAGTCCACCGCTCATCAGTGCATCCATATCAAAGCCGAAGTATTCGCCTACATACTTGAATAGTTGCAACGCTCGTTGACGGAACTGCTCAAGCGGGATAATAACTTCCGCCTTGCCATCTTCACCCACAACCGCTTCATGCTCATGGTTGATAATTCCGCCTTTTTCGTATTTACGTCTACCTCTAGGTCCCCAACCTCTTGTACCCCTAGGATTGTCTCTGCGCCAAGTGGTGTTGTTGAAGAATGCAAGTAACTGATCATAACCGCTATAGATATTGTTATGGCCTTTTACTGCATATGCTCTAAACGTTTGCGGAATGTACTGTAATAGACCACGTGCAGGATTACCCATACGTGTATTGACATCACGTACCAATGGGGATTGTACGATGTTCTGATTACCACCAGACTCACGTTGGATTTGAGCAATAATCCCCTGGATGTCAAACTCACTGATTTGCTCATTCATACGTGCGGCTGCCGCTATAATCGTAGAACGCCATCTTGCAGCGCCTTTACCCGCTGGTCCTGTTGTGCTACTTCCACCCTCGAATGGGTTTAATTCTTTGAATTTTCTTTTTAGAAGGTCTACACCACCATTTTTAATTTTACTTACTCCTGTTTTTAAGAATTCTACAAGCGAACCGTTAATCGAAGGGAGTGTTAAATCCATAGAGCTCAACACTTTATCTAACAGCTTTTTAGGGTTAGAAGCGTATTCCCATACGTCTCCTATTACATCTCCTACCTTTTGAGCTCCCGCAACTACTTTATCTTTACCAGCCACCGCTACTTTTTTCGTTGCTTTACCAGCGGATACTGCTTTGTCTTTCGTCCAAGTTCCAAACTCTTTCACGCCGTCTAACAGTTTGTCTGTCCCACTATTGTAATGAGGAATAGTTGACGCTAATGCTTCTTTCGTCTGTTTACCATTTAAAATCTTTGTGCCTTTTTCACCGTAATACAATGTGTCGGTAGCAGGACTTAACACGACTCTTCCGTCAGGGAAACGAATAAGCTCCTCTTCTCCCCCGTCACCTGCAATGAATGGTCCACCCTGATGCACTCCGCCACGCTTGAATTTAGGAATATCAAGTTTAGGTATGAGGTTTTTTTCAACACCCATCTTTTTCAAGATTGAGTTAATCCCGTCTTGCGTAATTTTGTTAATGACGTTTTCTAGACCGGTCGCCATTTTATTACCGACCGCTTTAACCCCATCTCCGACTTTGCTAGCCATCGACTTCAAGCCATCACCGATACGACCTGGCAACTTTTTTGCTGCATCGACAAGATTGTCGAAGATTTTAGTCGCATCATTTTTCATGTTTGTCAGGATTGTGGATGCTCTTGATTTCATGGTGTTAAACCCGTTAACTAGGAAATCTTTTACCGCATTAACACCTTTGGAAAACAAGCTTTTCAATCCGCTCCACAAACCGGATATCAATTTACTAAATCCTGATGCAAAGATTTTTCCTAGAGATAAGAGCTTTCCGAACATGTGGAGTTGGACAAAATTCCAGATAAATTGCACCGCTCCACTGAATAGTTGTTTGACCCCTTCCCACATTTTTTTGAAATCGCCTGTAAATAAACCAGCGAAAATTTTCACTAATCCCATGATCATGTTTAACGCACCGTTGATGACACCTTGTATATTCCCCCATACAGATTTCACCAACGCTAAGACAAACGGGAAAACAAATTGAAAAATCGCCATCACGACACGTAGCGAAGATTGAATAAAGGATGAAATAAAACTGTATACATTTTTGGTCGCCTGTAAGATTTGATCTCCGTTTTGTTCCCAGAATGTTTTCAGTTGCGTGAGCTTGTCCCGTGCAAAACCAACTACCGCAGAAATCGCTTGGTCAATGTACGGTTTCAGAAACCCAAAAACTTCTTGCGCTTTTGATTTAACGGAATCCCATACACCATTCACAATATTGCGGAATGTCTCAGACTTTTTATAAGCGGTATATAATGCTACCCCTAGCCCGATAAGCAACGCAACTACTAATGCGATAGGATTTAACCTCATCACTGCATTCAGAAGTTTTTGTGCGTTAGCCATTAAACCTGTTGCAACAGCTTGTGCTCGTATCGCCACATTGTAAGCAATAATAGCAGCGATGATTCCGTTAATAAGAGGAACAAATCCCTCCCACTTACTAAACTCTTTCGCCACCTCAGACGCTTTCGCTGCTAACCCTGTCAAAAATGTTAAGATACTCAACATTTCTTCACCTAATGGCGCTAGAAATTGAAACGTGTTTTTTAAGATGGTCCATAAATTACCAAGGAGTTGCAAGAAAACAGGTGTATTGCGATTTGAATAATCAATGAACGCTTTGAAACTTTCACTTTCTTTTAAACCAGCTGCCCATTCAGAGAAACGTTTAGTTAGGTTCACTAACCCTTTTTCCATCCTGATACCTTCGTCATTAAAAGCGACCATGAGGTTGCCCACACCACGGAATATGTAACCAAATGATTTCCCCCACGCTTCTAATGCGGGCCCTGCGCGCATCGCTAAGAATCCAAAGAACGACTCAACATCTTTCGTTTGTAGCGACTGGTCAAAGCTGTTTAATAAGTTCTGCACCGCTTCCACTGATGAATCAATGGCAGGGCGAAACGCTTCTAGAACGGTTTGTAATGTTTTTAAACTTTGTGTGAAGATGTTTAGGACCGGCGCTTCAAACGAAGAACGTAAGTCATTAAAATACGATTTAAATTCCTGTAACGACTTAACCGCTTCTAATTGGTTTTTATTCAATCCATCATAGATCTGATTTAACTCTTGGAGCGCTTTCGCTTTTTCTTTTTCTGTCACAGCTTTATCATACTTATCTTGTGCTTTGTTGATTTCGTCTTGCGCTTCAAACACTTGCATTAAATTCGGAATTGCTACGGTTGCAAAACCAACCACACCAGCGGTTGCAGCACCTAACGAAGATACAAGTCCCATTGTTGCGGTTGTAACACTTGCAAGCACAGGAACAGCGGCAGGAGCTAAACCAATCAGACTCAACTTAAAAGCTTTACCAACAACGGTTGCGTCCATCACTACATCACGAAGTTTGTCCATTGCATCTGTAGATTTCTTGACTTCCACTTCAAAATCCACAAGACCGCTGTCACGACCAAGTTTCATTACGTGCTTTTCAGTTTCTTGAATTGCTAGTGATAATTCGTTAACCCCATCAGCATCGCCTAATTGAGAAAGTGCTGCTTTGGCTTTTGACACTTCACGAGTAAAGTTACTAAAACTCTCTTCGCCAACTTTGCCTGTTTCTTTAAATTCGGTTTGTAAGTTAATCACTGATTCTTCTAACCGTTTAAAGGACAACGAATAAAAGCGTCCTTTGTCGTCTTTTACCTTGGTAGAATCATCTAACTTTTTGAACTCTTCACGTGACTTTTTAATCTGAGTTTGTAAGTCATCCATGCTATCAGTAGTATCTTTGATTGTTTCGTTCGTTTCACTTAGATGATCGCTGCTATCAATATCACCGAGTTCCTTATCTACTTCTTTTACTTTCTTTGTCAGCGCATCGAGGTTTTTGTTGGATTTCTTTACTGTCTTTTCTGTTTCGTCACCAATACCTGCAACCTCTTTGCGAGCGGAACGAGCAGCCGAACGTAACCCAGCCATTGTTGCGGTAAAAATCGCACGCATTTCACGAACTGTACCAGCCATCTAGTTTCCTCCTTTCTCTTCAAAATCCCATTTCATATCTGATTGTTTAAGCTCTCTCACTTCTTCTTTCGGACGAATCGAATCTTCAAACTTTTGGCGTGCTTGCCACGCTCTGTGATTGTCCTTATCAATTGGATGCGAGTGAACCATGGATTTAAAATGGATATAACGCTCGTACTCTTTTTCCTTTTGTTTGGCTTCCTCAGTTTGCTTGAGCAAGTACATGTGTTCTAACGCTTCGTCTATAGGCGTATCAAGCACTTCTGAACGACTTCCCAATACCGGCGAAAGCTTGTGTATCATCGCATAAACAATCGCATTTAATGAGGTGTTAAGTTTTACTGGTTCTGTGCTACTTTTTCCAACAGACTTTTGAAGTTGAACTTGATTTTTGTTAGAGCCAAAGACTTTTTTACGGCTTTGATAATATCCTCTACGTTGTTTTCTTCTAAAATCGCATCATACACTTGGAAGAAGTCTTCTACTTCTTGTTCTTCTAAAATCGATTTATCAATACGGCTTAATGTACTCAGGATTTCTAAGGCTTCACTTGGCAGTTTGACAAGCAAGGTAGGTAGAATTTCTAAAGCTTTTTTCAAAAACTCATCATCCGCTTGCTCTGCTGATTCTTCACCAGTTTCTTTTGATTGAGAAACAGACGATTGAAAAAGACCTTTTAATTCTTCGTCATCTTTAAACTCTTTTACCAAGCGTGTAATCACATTCATCAATTCTGTTAATTGAACAATCTTCGCTTTTTTGATGATAAATGTTTTACTAGTTACCACTAATTCATCATTTTCAATTTTCTCGATTTGTAATGTCACTTGTTTCGGCATATAGGATTTCCTCCTCAAAATTAAAGAGAGCTCAAATTTGAGCCCTCCTGTTGTTTTTAGTTTATTAAGGTGTTACTGGTGCGTTAGGGTCAATTGCCCCGCGATAAAAAAAGTTACCTGGTTTTGATGCATCCATACCGTCACGTGGATACATATTTAACTCAATTTGTACATTCCCTTGCTCATTGGCAAAACTACGTGTAAAATCACCGTTTGAAGCCATCTTGTAAATGACAATATCTTTTGATTTATCATCTGCTGGCAATACACGTGGATGAATGGTTACTTTCTTCGCCTTTGAACGTAGTGATGTTCCGATCTTTGCATCCATTAACCCAACTGTGTCACCACTTGTAGAGTCTGTAATATCTTCGGATGCACTAAGTGCTAGCTTCATCATTTCGATGATATCTTCAGCGGCTACAATCGTTACTGTGCCGTTATAACCCGTAACACGCTCATCGTATACAGATTCACCGAAATCTGCGATATTGATTTCTTGCAAGATAGGCGTGAGCGTTACCTCGCCACCCTCCGCTTGAAAGTTTGCAACGCCATCAAATTTAATAGCATCTACACCTTCACCAATTGTAATGTCTGCCAAGCCAAATGGAATATTTTCCATGCTTATTCCTCCCTTAAAGTTACTTGTATGTTTAGTGAGTACACCATCACATCATCAATCACACCAAGTCTAATCGGTTCACTTGCTTCCATTAAAAAAACCCGATACGTGGTATCGAGTTCAGGAACATGAACACCTTCGGCTGATGAGAGGTGTAAGGTTTTATATAAACGATGAGCAATTACTTCCGCTTCGCTCCAATTCTTTGTTCGTATATAGAACATGTACTGAGGATAGCGGATATGCACATCACTGTTTTTGTTACCAGGAGAACCCCCTTCATAGAAGACAGTTCCTGTATCGATTGGATTGCTGTAATAATCAACAGTCCACATCAGATGAGGGGCTAGTTCTTTCCCTTTGTTCATCAGATACTCTTGTATCATTCTTCCATCACCCGCTTTAGAATACGGTCAAGCATGAGGTTATAATCAGGTGTTACAGCATTAATAGCATTAATCATGTACTTACGACCTGGGGCGAACCCTCGCCAATTACGCTTTGTTCGCGTTCGTTGTCCACGACCATCTACGTAATAGTGAGGAAAAGCAGCACCATCATCATACTTAGTATGTGAACCTTTCCGATACGGCTCTTCATGTCGTCTCCATGCGTACTTTGAATTGGAACCACCTTCTAACACAATGCGGTCACCGATTCGTTTGGTACGATCAAAAGAAATCGAATCCTCCAAATCCCCTTCGTCATGATGCACTAGCGCTTTTGCTCCTTCTTCAACCAACAACCCAAATTTGCTGTATTCTTCAATTGCAATGCGTTCAAATTTGTCTTCCATCCCGTCAAAGAACTGTTCAAATTCTTTTAACGTGTTGCCCCAGTCAATGTTAATTTCGTCTTTCTTTGCCAACGTACACTGTTCTCCAATAAACTTTATCTCCACCGTAGTTCAACGCTTCTTCCATCGATACCACACTGTCCTTTATCACTTCGCCAAAATGGTCCGTCCATTGTACGAGAAACCCGTAACCAATTTTAGTAGTAGGTGGCAAGTCAACTTGTAACGACGGCTCATAGCGATTCCCATCGGTGGTTTCAATCACTTTGGTGGTGTAGGCAACACGAGCTTTAGAAGGGACTTCTGTATAAGATGGTTTTCCGTATTTATCTGTTTGACCGGTAGGTTCAAAGATTTGCACATCTTCTTTCATTGGTGGTTTCGGCATATTAAATCAACCTCCCCACACGTGCGCCACTTTTCTTTTCTGCATCCAGCGCGCGCTGGATAATTGCTAAAACATCCGGCGATACATGTTGCGTAATATCGAAAGAGAAGGACATCCCCTTTAATCCCATTGAGTTAACACCATGTCGTTTGAACTTCGCAAACTCTTCTTCTTCGCCTTCCATCATATAAATGGTTTGTAAACCAATAACTTTAGGCGTGAGGTACCTTTCATCAAAGTAAGTTGATAAGCGGTCGTACGCTGTAAACACAAGCTTCTGACGCTCGCTTTCTTCTTTTTCTTGATAAATGGCGGTGTACTCAATGGAATGAAGGTAGCTATCAACCAACGTAAATTCATACATCATGATGCATCGACTTCTTTTTCTTTCTTACGCTTTGGCGCTTCTACCTTTGTCACCTTATCCCCTAAACGTTCCGCTTGTTCAGCAGTTAATTCAAGGATTCCACCTACTTTCACAATCTTTCCAGCATGTGCAAGGTATGCGTTCGCTTGATACTTAGGCATCTACAACACTCCTTTCAATTGAAAATAAAAAGAGCCGAAATGAATCGACTCTTACACATCCATGATGACGATTGCTTGCGGTTTCTGTAATGCAGGGAAAACCGTTTCTCCAACACGTACAGATTGTTGCGGTGGATCCATTTCGACTTTAGGCGCTACGAACTTACCTGGTTGGAAATTATTTTCCGCCGTTGGTCCAACATACGTTTTACCTAACGCATCACCTAATAAAACCACTTTCCCGTCTTCAAGCAAAGGTGCTTCACCCTCACCGTATAGATTCACAACATCATCGTTAATCTGATAAGGGGGTAAGCTTAGCGCTGAGAATACGTTTTTCACATCATTCACAGTTAAAATACGTTTATCTGTTGGATCACCAAACACTTGAGCTTTAATTTGCTCGTTGCGTAATAACCATGCTTCTGTTGCACTTGTCATATGCATCACAACTGGCTTTTTACGTTGATTTGAAGCTTTATAAGCTTGAACTGCTGCAGCGATATCATCAAGTGGTGTAGATGCAGAGTCACTCCAAGGTGTAGTAGATGATACTTTATTTTCAGCAGGAATGCCAAAATCTACATCAATATGAATGTCATTTTCGTCATCATCGTACTTCAAACGACCTGTATATAGCACTTGAGCACGCATGAATTCTTCTAAATCATCAACACCTAAAATTAAATCATCTGTGTTGTTGTAAATATAATCAATGACTTGTTGTTTCTCAGCTTCATGACGAGGTGCGTTGAACTTTAAAATTTCACGCTCATCTAAGCGGAATGCGTGTTGAACCTTTGTTACTGAGCCAAAAGCTTGTGATAGTTGCTTTTTATCACGTAATGGAGCAGTGGCAGAGAAACCTGTAATAGATGCAGCTTGTGCATATTCACCATTTACAACATTGTACGCGAAATCAATATCATAAACTGGCTCGTTTGGTAAAAGTGATTTTAATAAGTATTCACGTTGCGGTGGTACGTTTTGCACATAACCTTGAAACTCTTCTTTTAAAAATTCCTGTAAATTTAATGGCATGTTCTTTTTCCTCCCTAATAGTTAATTAAATATCGAATACAATACGGCCTTTAGTAGCCGATTTAAATGCTGCTGTTACACCTGTGCAACGAGACTCTCGTGGATGTCCAGCTGCTAAAATTCCTACAATTGGGTTTGAACCTGTCACAATCCGTACATCGTGCATTGTTAAGCCTGCTCCTACCAGATTCGCTTCTACTGTATCTTCTTTGACAGGATGGTATAAGCCATCAGACCCCTTGTAAACCGCTGTCCCTGCTTTTACTAATGTACCAACAGTCCAATCAGAGCTTTTTAATGTAGCTCCAGCGGTTTTCACTTCCATCCCTTGGGTATTGCGCATAAATTCTGTTTGACCAATAATCGGATCACTGTAACGTGGTTGTAAATTCATTTAGTTCTCCTCCTTTGAATGTCGTGCTAATGCACGTTGTCTCCCAGCTTCTTGTGGGTTTGGCGGTGGTGGTGGCGGGTTCATTTTTCCTCCACCTGGATTATATCCACTTCCTCCACTTTGACCGCTTTCTACATCAAACAAATAGCCGTCAGACTCCTGAAGCTTTGTTAACTGTTCACTTAGACCTAACAGTGAGTCTCCATCCAGCTTGATAGTTTCCATGTCCAATAGAGCCTTCACCGCTTTCGGGTTACGCGCTTTTGCTGTCAGCAATTCCTTGTCTAACGCAAAGTCATAAGCTTGTTTGGTTAACTTCGCTTCATATTCGTCTTTCGCTGTTTGATTTGCATCTTGTAAGGTTTTAATTTGGTTTTGAAGTTCTTCATTACCAACCGCTTTATTCTTTAAATCAGCTAATTGTGTGTCGCGATCACCCAACTGCTGTTTCAAATCCTTAATCTCGTCATTTTTATCATTTAAGCGGAAACGAGGAACCATGTTCTTTTGTTCCGTTTCGATGGCTTGTAAAACTTCGTCAACCTGTTTCTCACCTTTTGCAAGAGCTTCTAATAATTCTTTCATCTTTCATCCTCCTACGATTTTAACGAGTACGGCTCGATAGAGTATTTTCATCGCCTAGTTTTACGCCATCCGACAGGGCGAAGACAAAATAAAAAGGACTAGCAACCGCTACTCCGTCTTTAACTCCCTATTCGCTTGTCGGTATGCAAGCTGTAGCTTCTGCCACGATTCTCCACCGTTTCGTTTGATTCTTCTGAATGCCCCTATAGTTTTAGGTAAATCTTCACCTTTCAACAAAGAACGGTACTTTTCGTATAGTTTAAGCTCTTCATGAGCCTTCCTACGTATCTCTTGTTCTTTGTTATAAGCGCGTCTTTCTGACTCCGAGCGGTTATCAGATTGCGGATCAAACGTCTTCCATTTGTCTTTTTCCTTCTGTAACTCTTCATCGCTCTTGTATTCAGAAACATAAGGGGAAACAGTACAGTGACAGTGAGGATGATAGTTCGGGAGCTTTACCCCTTTATCCTTAACTGACTTGAAACCTTTGTGTTTCCCAGTCAACGATACAACAAGACCTGAAAAGCGACTGCACACATGACATGTTGGCTTTTGAGAGCTAATCTTCACTAACCCTACACCACTTTCTAAACAGCGATTCGTAATGCCAGCAACCGCACTCTCACGCATTTTGTAAGAAACCACAACTTTCGCATACTTATCCAAACGCAACCGCTTATTATCGGCCGTCTTGAAGCAAACAAGCCCTTCTTCTCGAAACGCTTGTGCCACACGCTTAGCCACTACTTTCCGACCATTCCCTTGTATCAAGCCTTTTGCAATTTCTCGCTTTGTTTTGCTCAATACTTTCTTAATCGTGGTAGTAGCGCTCTGCTTTGCTGCACGAATTGCTACCCGTAAATCTTGCAACGTATCTCGGACAAGTGATGTTAAAGCAGCAACATGCAATTTCTTTTTAATCACATCAGCAGGTTTCAATGCATCCACTTTCACCTTCTGTGCTACTAAATCTTGCGTCGCACCGCTTATCGCTTGAAGATATGTCTTTTCTAGCTCCTGTGGCATAACTTCGTTAACTTTAATACCTAAGGTATCCAACGACTTTAAAACTGCTGAAATGAGCTTCTGTGCGTTCTTATCATCTGTTAGGTTCTTAGCGTTGCCAACACGGGTGAATATCTCTTGTATTACTTGAGCGAAGTATTCAATGAGTTGGTTGTGGTTCACTTAGCATCACTCCACTAACTCATATGTTTTCTCGAAGATATCTGGCTTACAAGGATAAAATTCACCGTTCACACCTTTGATGATGAAATCTCCTGGTAATGCTCTCATTTCTCCTTCTAACGTTTCAATAGTCAAGAAAGGAACGGGACGTTTGTAACTGACTTTAATATCCTTTCCTGCAAACTCCGATAATTCAGCAATAGATTCAGCAGTATCATGGAATTGTACAGCTTCAATCACAACAGGTTTTTTACGATATTTCATCATTCTTCCTCCTCAATGGGATTTCCGTTTGCATCACGGTTATCATTCACCGTAGAAAATGAAGGAGTACCCGTGCTATCAACGGATGTTCTCTCCATCTCAACGCGTTCCAACTCGGACATAATCCATTCCTCACTCGCCCCTGGATTAGTACGTCTCACAAACGTTTCTAAGCTCATACCGCCACCTTCAAGCGCTGGTAAGTTTTCTGTCACTAAATCTGTACGTGTAACAGGCACCATTTCATTCAGCGCGATGTCCGGTTCTTCGATTAAGACAGCGGGGTCTTTTTTATTTTGAAGCCATAAACAACTCTCAAGCAACTGTTTTAAGAAGTACACGTATTCCTGTTGGATTCTCTCCGCTTTCGTGATGGATAGATACAGGTCATAAAACTTCGCTACTCCACTAACAGCAGAATTATTTGAAGCGTCTTTGTAGAAGTCTAATGCTTTCTCAGACGTTTGTGTTTCCATTAGCATTGTTTTCATGATATCTTGTGCCCACTCTAAACCGCCAATGTTCTTCACATCTACCTGAATCACTTCCATTGCTTTTCCTGTATCTTTGTCAAACGTGGTTACTTCTAAAAACTCATGATCAATGCGCCCCGCTCCTTGCTCTTCACCGTAGCGGTCTTTGGCAATTTGTTCTAAGCGGTTGAATGTTTCTTCGCTAATCGCAATACGTGGTTTGCTGTTACGTTCGAATACGATACCCGTTTGCGTTAAGCGCCAGTTGATTTCATCCTGCTTCCCATATTGATTACGTAAAGCTGATACACCTAGCGGATTAATGAACGTCTTTTGATTCCCCCAGTATTGAATGAACAATTGAGAGCGGCCGTTGTAAGTTGTGACGAGTTGCTGCACCTTTAAGATATCTCTTACTTGAGTGTCATCTTCAATCTGTGTCATTTGACTGCCATTCAACTCATAAAGAAGATGTGTAGCGGTTAACCTTCCACCTTCAACACGTTCGCGGTACACATGGATATAATCCTGTCCCTCTATCGTGCGTTTATAAGCCAAATCAGCGCCTAATCCATCTTCGTGAGGGAAATACACATCTCGTGACTTAAATTCAATTCTGAGCCCCTTATCATCTTCAAACGGCACACCCACAAGCCCACCATCAACTTGATGCTGGACAATGTTACTCCAATGCTCTAAATCCAATTTACTATTCTTCACAATCTGACGAATGACTTCGCTTTGTGCATCTTCAATAACGCTTGATTCACCTGTTTCTGCTCCGTCAATCAATTCGTCTGTGGTTTCATTCACCGCTTCTGTTTGACGCTCGTCACTTGGAATAGAAGAAGTTACTTTTCCAATACTTCGCGCCACTAACATAGCGGGTACTTCTGCGATAAGCTTACAAAGGTTCGCTTGAATATACGGCGTTTGCACCTTACGCGCTTCTTGATATCCTTTAAACAGTTGATCCGTGATTTCTCCATTCTTAATCAACTTCTCGGCTCGTGGGAATATTGTTGCATGATTTCCTTCGTACAAATCTCGGTGTAAGTAAATGTCGCCATGTACATCGGTAATCGTTTTTTCACTCCACTCTTTCCATTCAATCGTCATTTGTTCACCTACCTTCATTTACAATTGTTATATCAAGTATGACTAATCTTAATCGTCCCTTGTTTAATATCATTTTCAAAGTCTTCTCTTGTATAGAAACGTAAAATGTTTTTATGACCTGAGGTTGCACCTTTCTCATTACAAAGCACCTCATACACTACATAAGCATCTGCTTTGCGATAAACCATATCGTCAATCGCCGCGTTTTCGTCGTCTGTTACTCTGAGTAGAGTTCCATCTTGAGATAACACATCAACTAGTTGCACACGTTCCAAGCTCATGCACTCACCTACTCTCATTCATTTCTTGTATATCTCATGCAATTCTAGTTAACATAATAACTCCTATAGGAAGTTAAACGATAAATAACCCCCACAACATCAACGTTTGTGAAGGTACCCGATTTATCAGCTATACACGTTTTTATACATCGTTGATTTAACAACGTTTCTATAAGATGATTGGAGATTATTTCCCGAATTTCTTGCATATTGTTTACCAAGCGGTCGAGCTGCTAACTCTCGCTTGTTTCTTAAACAGAATTGTATTCACAAAGTAACGGTCGCTATCAAGATGGTGGTCATTTTGTTTCACTGGCTTTTCTTCACCACGATTAGCTGCTTTTTCATCCCAAATGTAAGATGCAAACTCACGGAACGTTTCTTTACAACAGTCATTGTAATAAATGAGTTTCCGTTTAAGTGCACTAGCTACATTACGAATACCATCAGCTACATCATTCACTGCTTTTATCACACGAAAACGATCTTGTTTTAACTGAGCAATAAAACTTGCTGCAGAAGGGTCTACAATCACGCCAGTCACTCGAACGCCTTGAAGGAACTCTTTTAAGTCCTTGCTATATTCTGCATCAGTACGTTGTTTAGACTCTTTGCGCCCTTCATAGTGGTACTCTTTGACCTTGTACCATGCACCGTTATGCCTGCCCCACAAACCGAATACAGTAGGGTTTTGTGTACCGTAGTCAATCGCTACATAATATTCTCGGTACTTCCTATCAACTGTCTCTACTACATTCTCATCATGATTAAACATGTCGTAGATAACACCTTCAGCAAGCACCCACAACCCTAAGATATACCGTTTATAGAAGATACCTGAATACATACGCTTGTACCGCTCTTTTACATGTTCAGATAACGATAAGTTATCATCCATTGTGAAATGCAAATGAGCCATGCGCTTTTCTGCGAGTTTGTCCAGATACTCAAGCTTGAACCAATGATAAGGACCAGCAGGGTTGCAGTTAAACCACAACTTTGAACCTTCAACAGAACAACGAGCGGTTGCTTGGTTCACAAATGATTGTGGCATCAAAGCTACTTCATCGAAGAAACAGCCTGCTAATGTGATACCTTGGATAAGATCCTGTGAGCTTTCGTCTTTCCCACCAAACACATAAAAGTAATTTACCTTACCTTGAAACGTAATGGTTAGGTAGTTGTCTGCCCGATGATCTTGTACTTTATATCCACGCGTCTTTAGCATCCGTTTAAGCGGTGTTAGAACGTTTCTTCGTAGCGCTCCAATGGTTTTACCTATCAAGCCTAAATTTTCTTCACTGAATGTTTCCATCGCCCACATAATGTAGGATAGGGACATAACCACCGTTTTACCAGCACGAACTGAACCATCACAGATGATGCCGTCATTATCTTTCACTGGTGAACCTTCTCGCCACCATGTTAAAACTTGCAGCTGCTTTGTAGAGAATGGTTTGAATTTAAATAGAGCAGGCTTCTTCTTACTCATCGCCCCACACCTCAGCTATCTTACTATCCAACGCTTCAATGAACCCATCGCTTTCGTACTCTTCTTGGCCATCGCCCGCTTTACGCTTGTCCATTTCCACTTTATGCTGGTCTTTTGCATCCAACATACCAAGTGTTTGGCGTTGCATCTTTTGGAGTTTATCCAACGCATTTGCAAGACTCATGACTTTACCTTCGTTTAACGCTTCTAATTTATGGGCTTCAACAGACTCAGAAAAAGCACCAGGGCCATATCCCTCGCGCATCTTCTCCACATATTTATAAAGCTCATCTTTATCTTGCAATGCTTTTTCGATAGCAGACAGAAGAACATCAGACGCTGCGAAATGACGCGCTGCCACCTTCGCTGTATCATTAGTGATTAATTCAACCGATTTCTCTATGTGCTTTTGTTGCACCGCTTTAGCATACTCTTGTCTCTTCTGATTCCAATTGTTCTTGGACGCATACTTCGAAACCCTGCTAAAGCTCAATTTGTACTTATCCGCTAAAGATTCCAATGTGCAAGGTTTTCTCCTTACATCCGTTACATATTCATTCTCTATGTCAATCCATGAGACATCATCGGATTTCGCAACCTTTTCAGTTGCTTTGGTTGCATTGGATGAGGTTGCATCCCTCTCCCATCCCTCACGACTCTTCCTACTCTTCAATGTCCCTAACTTAATCTCATGTTTCTCCGCTAATGCTTTGAGTGTAATATCACTTGTCTCAAATTCTTTACGTATTGCATCCCAATTCATTAGTTCATCACCCTCACTCCATCCATTGTGGTTTGTTTTATGTATTTATTGTTTTGATTTCTTTACTGCATGGATGATTCTATTTACTAAATCATCGTATAATTGTTTCTGTCTCCCATTCATATCCTCGTATAAGGTTGAACCAGGTACATACTTTCGCTTCTCATCATATCCCCATACAATTCCTTTGAGGTTATACATAATAGAGAAGCTATCATTACCCTCAAATACATGTAACTCTCTCCATGATGATTCAGTAAACGCTTTGAGAGCTTCTTCTCTGTTCTGAGTTTTAATGATTTCTTCTGATGGGTATTCATCTTCCCAATCAACCATGTAGTCATTCTCTTCTACAATGTATTCAATCACTCTCTCCACTCCCTTATGTAGTTATTCTCTCTAAACGCATTACCGACTCTTACTGGGGATGGTGAGCGCAAGCCGATAATACGTTTACAAAGAATAAAACCACCCATTACTATTAGGTGGCTTACAATTTTATTTATTTTCTGTTTGTTTGATACTACGCCTTAAACATTCGACTTCTATCTCACCACTAAAAATATCTTCAGCTAGTTCTAAAGATAAAATAGTTTGTTTTTTATATTGTATTAACAAATAACTAGGGACAAATTCCTTCCCAATCTCCCAGGCTCTACGTTCTGCCATCATCTTCAATTCTTTCATTTCTTTAGAAGTCTCTAGGTAGTCACCAATATTATTAGCTATAAATTGTTCGCGGATATTTATTTGTCGATCAATATTCTCTAATTCGTTATCAGTATGGTGACCTAACTCGTGACAAAATAAAATTATTACATAATCACGTAAAGGCATTTTGCATTCTAACGCCTCTAGTTTTAAAACTTCTACATTAACACCTATAACCTTATTATCTTTATCCCAATACATAGCGTATTCACATGCTGCTGTTTCTTCTATTGTTAAACCTGTTATGTCGTTATCCTTTGCGATTCTTTCACAAATTTTTATAACATCCATTTCATTATCACCCCCGATGTTTATATTCTATATCGGCAGATGATACACCTTTTTATAGGTTGGATATGACTCTCGGTTTAATCTCTTCTATTCTCATACCATGATTGAATAAAGTGTTTAGGCTGTTCTTCATGGGTTTCAAAGATACTTGTTGTCGGTGGCTGTTTAAAATTGCCCTCTTCTTCTTTTAGTACATAATAATGCCTATCTGTAGTATCTCCTACAGCGAACATCTCGGTTTTATAATTATTCATTCTTCTTTACCTACAATGCTTCCGTCTGTTACAAATTTTTGACCTTCAGCTCTATGAATCTCATGAATACCTGAAAAATCAGGCCAGAACAGCTTTTCGTTTTCCCCGAAGTATAATTGATTATCCTTTAACACTTGATGCAACACAATGCCTAACCGATTCACCATATCTTCATCATGCTCATCATAACCAGCTTGATCTAACATCACATGCACTAATTCATGTGCAAATACTTGTTCTTCTACACTTTCACCAAGTCCAGCAACTAATTCAATTACACCTAAGTTACTATCGCACATACCTCTGTAGTTTTTATCAGAGCCGATTTGAACATACTCTTTATTACGAACTACTTGATAATCGACACCTGCTACTTTTACTGAATTAGGAATCTTACTCATCTTCCATCCTCCTTTACACATCTAGGAAACAAACACAAAACAATCTGCTCCTTTTGCCATGTACTCCAAATACATCCCTTACATTTATGCTTCTCATACGCTTCACGTTTCCATTTTTCCTCACGTTCTTCTTCGGGAATCGATTGTTTCATGTTCGTTCACCACCTTTTTATTTGTTACATGCCATATCACAAAAAAAGTCCAGCGGTCTTACTCTGCAACCTGGTAGATGATCAATAAAAAAAGAACTACCTGTAAAAGGCAGTTCTCACTCAAAAGAAGTATGATCTACTCTACGTACACTTTTGCCGAAGGTACGTAAAATGTGATAAAAAGAATAGTTGAAATTTTGTCGCACGATTGGAATTTAATTTTACAAGGTGTTTCCGCACCCGCTATGTCCACATTATAACATTGTTGTAAATAAATATTTACTTTTGTTCTATTTGTTTCCTTTGTTTCCTTTTATTTGGACAATTTCTCTGAGATACTATCAATCAATTCGTATGCATGTTTACGCCCAATTCGCATATGCTGAGTAATCGCTGTTACCGTTAATCCATCCATGAGACAATCTAATACAACTAACTCCACTTCGTCTGTAATACGATCTAATCGATTATGGATAAACAGCACCTTCTCTTCCATGCGTTTCATACGCTTGCTTTTCGTCTGTCTACGTATCGCTTCCCCAGCTACTGGATTCGATATATGTCCAACTGCTTTTGGCATCGCTGCTTCTTCTCCGTATTGAGCTGTACCTGTAAACTCAAAATCTCGTAATGACTCTTCAAGTCGTTTCATTTCTCTAATCATCCAATGGTAATTTCGTAATGTCTTGTACACTTCTTTAGCATTCATTTCCCCACCGCCTTATTGCGTTTAATAATTTCGATTACGCATAGTGCTGTAAGTTGACGTTTTAAGTTATACTCCATATCTGTATCACTCAGATGCTTTAATACAAGCACTGGATCTTCTTTTATTTTACTCATAACAGATTTAATGGTTTTATTAACGAACTCTGTCACTGTTCGCCATGCTTCTTTATACTCTTGTGCTTGTATTTGAGCTTGTTTCTTTTTCTGACGCTTGTTCATCCATATCCCATCCCTTATCACAGATTGTCATAGCGCTTATGAATGGTTTGCATCATACTCGCTTGTACCTTAATTGCACCTAATGACTCAATCGCTGCCTTAAACTTCCCATCTGATAAATCACGATTAAACTTCAAGTCTGCTACCTCTCCTCTCGCCACGTCACTACAAATGGTAGCTGGCAACCCTTGGGCTCGTAATTCCATAATCCGTTTAGCTAACGCTTTTCGATACTCACGCTCAGCTTCTGCTTTTGTATCAGCCATACCGAATATTTCTTTACTGGCTTTTTCTAATCGTTTGGACACACGCATGATCTCTTTTGCGATTTCAATATGTTCAGGTGAATAAGTCATTTCTTCACCTTCAATCCAAAAAACCAACTTGTATCAATCTTTTTCATTTTGATATAGTGGCTATACATCATAGCTCGAAAAGTATTTAAAAACGGTGTGACTACACAAAATAAATCCCACATACCAGGAGCTCCCCATCTCAATTCACAAGATCTTTTTGTAGCAATCCAAGCTGCTACTGCCGAAATTAGATAAAACACGCTTAATATTACAACAGCTACAATGATGTCATTTGTCATTGTTTCATTCTCTTTTCGTTTTTTATTTCCATAAGGTCAAGATGTCTAATTAAATATAAATAGTTGTTCATCTCTCTTAGGTTTTTAACTATCTCCCAAGCAACTGAATACAAAGCGATAGATATTAAAGAAATAAATATCAGTGTTGTATATATGACGATAATCATTTATAAATCCACTCCCCTGCTTTTCTGTACACTTCGATCAACCGAATCCCGTATTTACTTTCAAATATCTTTTTGCGCAACGGAAACGCGTCATTCGCCCATCCTTTCACATCATAGACATTTACCTTTCCATCTTCGGTATACGTCATAAAATCGGCTGTATAATCCATTTCCTCACGTTTCTTTTTGCCGGTCCCTTTACATGTTGAACATTTGATATCATTTCCTGTCTTAATGCTTTTTTTCTTTCCTGTACCGCTGCATTTCAAGCAATCAACAGTGAATGAATCGATAAGCAAGAAACCTGGATGTACTTCTATTTTTGTGATTCCTAACTTTTCTTGATTTTGTTGCAGATAGATATAAAAATCACGTTCGGTCAATGAGTCGAAATTGTGATTTTGGTACTTGATCTTTACACTTTTTATCTTTGCTTTCCCCATGTTCTCTCTCCCTTTATAAGAATTGCAGCTGCCCTTGTTGATTCTCTGCGTATGCATCCGTTGCAAAATCTTCTCTAAGTAACACTTCAAATATCGCTTCTAATACTTGTACCACTATGCTATTTCCGGCCAACTTATAAATAGTTGCATTCCGCTTTCCAGGCTTTGACGGATACTCTTTTAATACTTCTTCAAAATCCTCATCTGTAAAGCCCATTAATCGCCAACACTCACGCTCTGTTAGATACCGGTATTGTGGTCCGTTCATTCTGATGATGCCAGCATTAGGACAACGATCTTGCCTAGTGGTAATAGTCCAGCAGCTATCGTCTATTACATCAAGTGTTCGATATTTATTTACTGCATTTGGGTTAAATTCTTTAATTCGATTCAACATGCTAGGAATGGTAATCATGTATTGTGGATCCGTTACATCTTCTTCTAAAAACTCTGATATATGTCGTGTTGCCTTCCTTCTCAATTTACTGAAATCAAATACTCCTTCACCTAGAATCGAAATGGTAAATATACGTTCTCTGCGTTGCGGTATACCGAAGTCCAGCGCACTTAATACTTCAAATGAGTTGGTATAGCCAAGCTCACTCATACGAGTTAAGTATTTATTAAAACTCCCAATCATATCTTTATCTAAAACACCTTTGACGTTTTCCCACACCACGTATTTAGGTTTCCAAGCACCCATATTTTCAATAATCCGCAATGTTTCCCACATGAGCGAAGAACGAGTTTTATCTTCATCCTTTCCACCTAGACGTTTACCAGATCTACTGAAATCTTGACAAGGACTGCCGTGTACTAAAATATCTGGACATAAGTTATAACCTACGACTGATTGCGGTCGATAGCGGTTATCGTAAAGAGCGTTGTATGCTCTAACTGCTTTTTCATCTATCTCTACATAGTCAATTGCCTTGTGGTCGGCCCCTAGATTAATTAAGGCCTTTCTAGGAGCTCCGATACCACCAAACAATTCCAGAATCTTTATCACTTTACATCCACTCTTTTAATGCTTGCTTCTTTGCTAAAGCCGTTCTTATATCGCTTGGATAACTTACTGATATTAGCGGTTGCAACTTCTTCTAATGTGAATCCTCCTAGTTGAGCTAACATTGACAGATACCAGAGTAGATCCCCGCATTCTTTCAAATAACTATCCCTGTCCAACTCATGTCCGTGGAATACGTGCTTCTTAATCATGTCAATTAACTCTCCGCATTCGCCTGCTGCACCAAGACCATAGTTTGCTAATCTCATATTCAAAGGCTCTTTATCGTTATCTGTACGACTTGCTAATTCTTGATACTGATTTAATCCAAACACTTTCATTTCCCCTTGTCCCTTTGTCATCATTTCTGTAATTTCACCTACTAAATGTCTTGTGTTCATCGTTTTAACCCCTTTTCATATTGTTCTTGTAATTCGTCATGTGTAATTTTTAAAGATGAAATCACTTCGCCATCAGCAACCTTCAAGTACGAAAAACCTGTTACATACCCTTTCTTAAACACACGCTCCACGAACACATAACGGTTTTTATCTTCTTTACTAGTCCAATATCCATTTAAAGAACCCTTTTTCACCCTAATTCCCCCTATTCAATCGGCTCTTGATCTTCGCCACAACGTTTACATTTGCGTATAATGTACTTTCTATTTAATCGAAGAGAAAAGCTACCATGCCCGCAGAAGGAGCATGTGCCATGTCGTTGTGTAACCTGGACAGTTTCCTCTTCATCCTTTTGGTAAAATTTCTTTAAATCATTCTTCATCGGCACGTCTTTGCAGTTCAGCTGCTGCCTTACATTTATCAGCCAACTCACAAGGCTCATGTAGAGCTATTGTGAGTAGCTGTTCTTTTGTAGCTTGGGTATAATTCATGACGTTCCTCTTTTCTGGTAATCTACTTACTCGTCTGTACATCAATATCCGGGACAATCGCTTCTGGACGAATAATGACTTTGTAATGATAAGGGTCCTCTTTCTTCGATTCTGTTTGTTCAGCGAAGAAACTCACGTTGTCACTCAATCCTAGATAATGTTTTTGTACTCATCTTCTCCAACTTTACAAGTCACTGTCATTCTCAAGTCAGTGTCGCCGTTACCGATTGCGCAAAGGCCTTCAATGACTAACAAGTCCCTATCTGTAATGCCGTTAAAGAAAACTACCTTTCGTTGGACATCAAATGAATCAGCCGATTTTGATAAGTTTTTTGAAACTGTATCCGCTTCTGTACAACCAGCTAATAATCCAACACTCAGTACCATTAAAATCCCTAAACGTTTTTTCACATTTATTCCCCCTGTTTATTTCGTTTTATTTCTCGGATTATTCATTAATCTCTAATCCTAATTTCTTTTATCTTTAATTCATACTTTACTTCGTACTTGCATCCACACTCCTTACAAGCTCTTATTTCATGTAAGTATTCCAAAAAATAATTCAAACAAGAAGTTTCATCGCTTTTACATTTAGGACACGTATTTTCACTCAATTCTTTCACCTCTTTCTGCACATTTTCCGTCAGTTGTTCGATTTGTTTACTAACCCCTCTAAAATTTCAGCTATCTTAAAGTTAGCTTCTTTATCTAATTCTAATGATTCATTTTTTAAAACTTTAGAAAGTAAGCCTATTAAAATTAATCTATTTACGTCGGAAATTTCATAAATATGAATAGTCCTTTGTTCTACATGTTTCAATTTTCACCAACTCCTCCTATTGCACACTTTCCGTCAATTACCTAACTGATCAAAATGGTAAATCATCATCGCTCAAATCAATCGAATTTCCACTACCTGCAAATGGGTCATTATCCCTCGTATAGCTGTTTTGATCACCTTGTGATGTATTTGTATTGGATTGATTGTTACTACCCTTAGGCTCAAGGAATTGCACACTCTCCGCCACTACTTCAGTCACAAAAACTTTCTTGCCATCTTGTCCTTCATAAGAGCGACTTTGCAAACGACCATCTACTCCTGCCAGTGAACCTTTCTTCAAAAAGTTAGCTACGTTCTCAGCTGGCTTTCTCCAAACCACCACGTTGATGAAGTCTGCTTCACGTTCTCCTTGTTGATTGGTAAATGCGCGGTTTACTGCTAACGTGAATGTTGCAACGGCTTGTCCATTTGGGGTTATGCGTAATTCAGGATTCTTAGTTAATCTTCCAACAAGTAAAGTACGATTGATCATATTTTTAAATCTCCTTTAAATTCAAATAGTTTATTTTGTTGTAAACGGTTTTTCTTGTTACTTTTAATTTTTCAGCTATTTCAGAAACCGTATTTCCGTTTTTGAACAATTCCATTAGCTCTTTATCAATATTTTTGTAACTAGGGTGTAGTTTTTTATTAGAAAGTCTCTTCTTAGCTTTATCTGCTATCTGTTTCTTGGCATCATCACTAAGAGAACTCCCTTCGTGATGATGCCTTGTGTGTTCCCCTCTATCCATAACTTGAAGGTTTTCGATACGGTTATCATCTTTGATTTCATTGATGTGATGAACTATCTCTTTTTCTGTCAGGTATCTGCCTAAGTGTTCTTCCATCTTCACTCGATGTTCAAAAACACAACCATTTTGGTTAGATGAGAAAGGATGAGTCTTTATAATCAAGACTACGTATCCTTTCTTTCTGAATTTACCTGTGACTTTATGAATGTCAGTCCCTATAGTTACTGTGTCGATAACTTCAGCTTTACCGACCAACCAATAACCTCTAGGCCGTTTTTCTATTTTGAATCTTTTGAACAACCTAGCCATATAAGGAGTGCTAATATTTAATTTTTCGCATATTTGCTTTTGTGACATACCTTCTTCCCAATACAACCCTTCTAAATAACCTTTTAGATCCTTACCGGTTTCTTTTCTTATACGTTCAGCCAAACCAGCACCTTTTCGATGAGAAGGTGTACCCTTCCTAGATTCTGATATCTTTTTCCTTTGTTCTAACGTCATTTTCTTGCCTTTATGAAGATTTCTTAGCGTGCTCTTGTGTTCTTCAGACATCTTTTTACCAATCTTCCAATACCCAAAAGACCTTTTGTTAATTTCGTATCTTTTGAATTTCAAGCACACAAACCCTGTTGATACATTAAGTTCTTTAGCAATATCCCTTTGAGACTTGTTTTGTTCCCAATACATTTTCATTAACAGCTCTTTCAAACTTATATTGAATTTTTGTTCTATTTCTTTCGTTCTATCTTTTCCAGGCATCTTCACCCCTCCTATATTTTCAACATTCCCAATATTCAATCTTATTTACTGACAAAAATCAGATGATCAAAGTCTTTCGGCTGCGAATTATCCACTGTCACGACTTGCAAAACCTCTTGATCGGTGTTCCTCTCCACTTTTACCTTCACATACCGTTTCATATACTCCCCCTTATTTACTGAGCCAGTATTTGTTTCTGTTTTTGTAATACTCATACCGACCTGTTTTCTGCAAACGGCATAGCTTTGTTGCAATTGTTAGCTGTGTTCGTTCGAGCGCTGCGCTCAACGTTTTTAAATCATCGTACTCATGATACTTGCACATATACTCCAAATCTTCTTCGCTCCAAGGTGTCCCTTGTTTCGCATGGAGTTCTGGATGATAAGCAATACGGCCGTTTGAATCTAATTCAACATGTAAATCAGTAAGTGGCTGTTCCTGCATATCAACTCATCCTTTCCTCAAAATATTTCTCAAACGCTTCTTTTGTGGTATTCGGTATAAGATTTAGCTTGTAGAGATCATAAACATCACACCAGAACCACTGGCCATAAAGGCGTTCATGTTCTGCTTGAAGCTGTTCCATTTTGTCTTTGTTTTGATGAACACCATCTTCTCCTCGATGACAACTAGCGCACAGAAACCTCAGATTGCGCCATACGCCTTTTCCACTCTTATTACGACTAAAACCCTTTGGCATAACATGATGGCATTCTAGCGAGTGTGTAGACCCACAGAAGAAGCATTGGCAACCATGACGTTCAATTGTCTTGCGATATTCTTCCGGTTTAATTCGACCACGTTCTTTTTTACTTGGAATTGTACGCCCCTTGTACACTTCTGATTTAAGTGGATTCTTTTCTCTTTTTGCTTTTTTCTTTGGTTTGTACCGAACTTTTTCTTTTTCTTTCTTTACAGGCTTTGGTACACTTCGTACTGGCTCATTGTTCAGCAACTTTCTCCCTCCCCACTAATTAATCGAACCACTTCCCTTTTAGATAATAAAAGCAGCTAATTCTTTTACAGTTGTTTGTACAGCCTTTTTCATCTCAAATTGTTCTTTCGCTAACTTCTTGAGCTCTTCTTTGTATCTTAGAGCAGCATCTTCAAAGTGGTGTTTTTCTCTTTCTAAGTAACACACCTTGTCTTGTAAGGTTTGTACATCTAAATCCTTTGCCTTTAGTTTCTCTTCTAACTCTTCCATTAGCTTGCGATACTCTTTAACTTGGTTCACACGAATCTCCCCTTTGGTTGAATTTTTCCTTTTATCGCACGATCTATAATTAAAATGGCTACGTCATCTATATTTCGTTTAAAGTGCTTGGCTATCTGTTTGACTGTCAATCCGTTAGTGTACAAGCGGTCTACCTCTTCCACATCTTCTTCGTACCAATCTAAGCTGATGCCGTGTGAGTCGCAATCGTCTAAGGCATAGTAGACTTTTCCTTTATTCTCTACGCCTTTAATTCCGTTGAAGTGTTTACGCTTGTTTAAATATTTCTGTTCAATCCTGGTGATAACAGCATCCTCAATCCCCGCTACTGTTGTCATATCCCATTCTCCCTTTCAAACTGTTCAATTCGTGCATCCAATTCCGCTAATTGTTGTTCTAGCCTGTCCACTCCCGACATATCATGAGAGCAAGAGCACTTTTCTACGACAATCATTCCAGGAGCAGGAGAGCTGGCCACTCTCCCTAACCCGTTACATAGATTACACATGCGTTTTTTCCTCATATAAGTTAATCAACATACGGCGAATCTCTTGCACTACTGCAGGTTGACTTGTATCTTCATTAGCTAAGTTGTAAATGATGTTATCCATGCCTTCTTTAAGATGCTTGTATTGCTGTTCTAACGAATCATAAGTTGATTTGAGCTTTTCGTAATCTTTGATAAAATTACCCATAACCTTTAGTAATGCTTGTTCATTAATTCTTTTATCAAGATCATAGGTGAAGTTCATTTCCTCGCCATCTAACATGGACACAATGCATTTCATTAATGTTAGATTGTGTGAAACATCCCAGTTAATGTTCATTTCTCCATCCCCCTAAAAAGGTAAATTTTCAATACGTTTATCTGTTGTTTCTTTAAACACCACAAAGTTTTTTCCAGCCATTAAGCGAGATAACACTTTACCGTCATACATCTTCTTCAACGTGTCTCCTGCAAGGTTAAATGTAGTAAAGGTACTTTTGCCTTGCCTACCATTTGCAACCGCGTATAGGACACGCTGTACGAAGTTGGATGCTTGTTTATCTGTATCGATAGCTCCCGTTTCTGCTCCTAAGTCATCCAATACGAGATAATCAACACCTATCATCAGTTCGATAAGATAATCCTCTGTATATTTGACATCAGGGAATTTAAATGAGTGTTTAATCTTTCTCATTAATTCCTCTACATTGATGAACAAGCATGTTTTCTTGTCGTTCGGGTTTTCTACATCACGGTCATAGTTATTTAGTTCCTGCAGCAAGCTATAACACAAATGACTTTTACCTGCTCCTGGACTTCCTTGTAAAATGATATTGAGCTGTTCACCTTTCTTTAATCGCTCCCAATATCCAAACATTTGTTTCTTATTTTCTATCTCTTCTGGTGCGGTCGCTGTATAATTTCCGAAAGTTGCGGTTAAGATAGTATCATCTGAAATTAAACTATCTTTATAAAGCACGTTATACTTTCTGAGCTTCTCGATTCTGTCGGCCCTATCCGATTCGAATTGCTGGAGCTCTTTTGTTTGCGCTTCTACTTGGCACCTTGGACAAACAGCTTTTCCATCTAATACAATCTTTTGAATAGGCTTGACCACATCTTGCCCATTCTTTCGATATGTGTGTTTCATGCATTGATCAGAATGGAAGGTCAATGTTGGGTCCTTGGGCATTTTTAGCTGTTCCATTTGTAGACGCTCCTTTCTGATTCAGATACGATTCAAATTTTGTACCGAATAAGGTTTCTGGTCTTAGGTACTGGCTCATTTTTGAATCATTCAGCCATTCAGCTACTTTATTGTCGATAACCTTCTTGAAGTCATCTAGGGTAAACCCTTCGTTAAAACGGGCTTTAATTAAAGATTGAGTTTTCTTAGTAGCTGGTTTATAAGCAGAAGAAGTTTTAACGTTAAGGTATGATACGATTTCCCGGTACGGGATTTCTTTTTCTTCTTCTCTTTCTTCTTTTTCTTCTTGTTCTTCTTCTTTTTCTTGTTCTTCTTCTTTTTCTTGTTCTTCTTCCCCATGGTCTATAGATAGGGTATTTCTAATTTCAGATACCGTATCCATACCGTATAACTCTTGAAGAAATTCTTTAGTTTTCACTTCTTTTAACTCTTTGTTTATACAAGCAATAACCTTGCTGCTTTTTATCAAGTTGTATTTAAACCAATTAACAATCATTATTTCTTTGTTCGTTTGGGAATAAAGAACCTTTCCGTACTCTATAAACCGATCAAGAAGTTTCTGGCACGTTTCTCTGTTGTATCCTGTTTCCATTTCGATAACACGTATAGGAAGCTCATAGATACCACATTGAGTGGTTTTACTATTCGTCATAAGATATAAATAAAAGTATTTTTCTTCAGGTGTCAGGTCCAATACGAATGAATCTTGCCAAAAGCTTGTGTGAACTTGTCTGAATTTAGCCATTTTCATTACCTTCCTTTAAGTCATTGACCAACTTTCTTATACGATCAAATTCTTTTTCTAAGTCTATAAGCAATATGTTTAAATCACCTTTTGAAATAATGCCGTTTTTTAATTCGTAATCAATTACGTTCGAATCAAATGTAGTAAATGATTCGCGGATTGAATTTCTTATTTTATTGAAACGTTGCCATCCGTAGATGTTCGACTTCTTATTGTTGCAATCGTTGCAAACTAAAGCTAAATTTTCTTCTGCATTAGTACCACCCATGCTTCTAGGTATTTTATGATCCAATTCCGGGTAATCTTTGTACTTAGTTACATCTGTTTCTTTTCCGCATATCTGACAGATGTTTTCGTACTTAACGATGATCCTCTCTCGTTTATTCACTACAAAACCACTCCCTCTATGTGGTATAATATGTGTACAATTATTTCTTTTGGATCCGATGTTGGCGCATCGGGTTTGTTTATTCCACTTCATTCATACTGAGTAATTCCAAAGTGAAAAACTGGTCTACCTTTTTTACTGATTGAAAGTAAACTGTATACCCTACAAACTTTCCGCCTATATAAGATGGCGAAAGATAACAATCAAAGTTCTTATTTGAGAAATGAGAATTAGCATTTTTAAAATAGATTGTTAATTCAGTCGATTCATCTTCTATCTTTTCAATAATCAGACGCTCTAAAATATCAATAAAAGATAAGTACGAATTTTCATCACATGTTGTGAAGGTGATTTGAAATTTTTCACCCTCATAACTATTTAAAAAACTATATACCGCTTCAAATCCGTTGATTGGTGGTGCTGCTACTTTTCCCATTTAGTTAGCCTCCTTTAATTCTGAAACGTCTACACTGTAGCGAATCGCCATTTCTTTTACGATTGCTAAATAAATTTCTAACAGCCTTTTATCTTCATCAATAACATCAAGTTTTGAAACTTTATCAATACGACTTTTCGCAACTCCTTCAAATGCCATCTTCTTACGCTTGTTCATTAATCGGATTTGCAAGTTAGCTCCAGCTCTCTTTTCTAATAATTCATAACTTTCTGAACGAACTTCACGAAAACGATCATAACCACCTTGTTTAACAGCAATTTTGTTAATGATGGAAGTTGTATCTTTTCTCCAATCACGACTACTCAGCGCAACCACTTCTCTAATGTCTTTTACTTCACTTTTAGTTTGTTTATTTTCTTGCTCCTGTTGGATTAATCTGTTTTCAAGTTCTTTATTCTTTAGTTCTTGACTGGCTACTGTTTGGAATAAACTTTGGAACATTTGAAGTTCGGGGCTTAGGTTTGAATAATCTAACGCTTGTCTCATGTTGAAATAGCCATCTACAAGTTCTTCGTATAAATCCCAAGCTTTATCATCTTCAAGAATTTTTAATAACTTGGAATATCCTCTTTCAGATAAGATGTAAACATTCTGCGTTCTATTGCTGCCAATCCATCCGTTTTGATGAGCGATATTTCTAAATGGCTCTGAACCATTTAGAAGATCAATGATATCTACACCGTTTTTAAAACGATTTTTGTTATTATTAATCCTTCTGTTTATTTCAGCCAATGGTTGGTTGTGTATTTCAGCAATCTCCTTAGCCAACATCGCTCGTTTATTCTCACCAAACCCACCCTCGATTCCAGTGAATGAATGTCCAGCTACATTTTGAACTCCGATAATTTTTAAATTTTCCATTTATCTATCCCCTTTCAAGAAACTTGTCCATCAACTTCCAAATAGAAAAGCTCACCGATTTCAATATCAAAATACAAGCAAATTTTCTTAATCAACTCAGCGTTGATGATTTCGTGACGTTCATGATAGAAATTACGAAGTGTTGAGTACGGTACATCAAGCTCACTGCTCAAGAATAAAATTGATTTGATTCGTTTCTTACCCATTAATTCCGGCAAGCGGTTTTTAATTCGTGTGTTCATTTTCGTTTCACCTCCGTTTAACTTGTTAATATTATGTTACAACATGTTAGTAAAAAATGCAACGATATTGTTAACACTTTTTAGTAATTTTTATTAACATCTTACTATTTCTTGTACTTATCGGTTATAATAGTGGACGAACGGACATACTATAAGTGAGAGGAGGACACCTCTGTGAAAAAAGTGATTCTAAAAAATAGATTGGCGATCTTGATGGCTGAAAAAGAAATCAGAAGTGTGTCCAAGTTGCAAGACATGATGGCAAAGAAAGGTCATAAAATTGCAAGAAGGACATTAGACCGCCTTTATAAAAATGACAATAATCAAATTCACTATGATACGGTTGCTGGAATATGCGACACATTAGGTATTGAACCTGGAGACCTTTTTGTGTTAGTTGAAGCTCCAGAAGAACAAAAATCCGATTCCCAAGAGAGCGAATAACACGCTCTCTATTTTCGTTTTACAATGTATTCAGGTAAATACTTACACTTAAACCGATATAAACGGTGACGATCCATACACATCGCTTTAGCAATTCGTTCATCATCCCAGCTTTTGTTTTTCAACTCTCGATACTTACGCTGCTTCCTACTTATTTCTTGCTCGGACATTTCTTTTGCTGGACAACCACGTTTATTAAGCCCCCACATTCGTTTGTAGACACGCGCTAAACGTTTAGGTGATATCCCCATCGCTCTAGCCGCTTCTGCATCTTTTAATCCCATACGTTTGTGCATAAGGTAAATATCTTTCGTAACAGGTGTATCACTCAGCGCCCTTGCTTCCACTTTTTCCTCCGCTCCTCTTGTAATGGTTTGAGTTTTCTAATCACATTGATATAATCACGCTTCAACTGCTTGTTTTCTTTCAACAAATCATCTATCCGATCTTGATATTGTTTAAGTAGTAATAGCTGCTGTTTATCCATGACGCATCAAATCCCGTAATTGATGGCATATCATCACTTTTTGTGCTTGTGATACATTGTAGTGATAGAGATAATCCGATGGTTTTTCAAGACGTATTGCTAATTGGTAGATGCTGCACCGTAACGTTTTCGCTACGGTTGCAACAAATTCTTTAAAGTGCTGGTCTGACATAAGCTCCCTCCTTTTGTTTCATTGTTAAATACTCCAATGCCCATAGTCCCAACCCATTACAAACTTTCCGCAATCCTCGCACCATCTTTCGTATGAAACGCACCCTAGATTTTCGTAACAATGGTTCTTATCTTTTAGGTTCTTGCTGTCGCAATGATGGCATTTCAAAGGTGCTAAATTCTTTTCGGACCAATATCCTTCTTCAATCATTTGATTAATATAATCCTCAAAAGTATCTGGTTTCTTTACCACGTCACTACACCCTTTCTTATTTCGCTTTATTCATGTAAATCATCCTTTGTATTTATTCTCTTTATCTGTTAAAGCTTTATCAAAATTTACCTCTTCAATGTGCAATTCTTCATCATATTCATAGCAATTAAAATCTCGACAATACGATTTAATTAACTCAGCCTTTACTTTTACAACTGCATATCTATCCTCGTATCTATGATTCTCTAGCTCATACTCTAATCCATCAAATGCATCATCATATTCATCTTCTTTTGCTATTGTAAGCCGTTCTAATACCTCACACCCATATGTGTCATCTTCATCGTTCTTATATTGATGAATGATAAAGTAGGCTTCCGTTTTAGCTACAATTTGATCCAACACACTCTCCTCCATTTCTCTATAAAAGAGCAATTTCACATTAATTAATTACGCTTTATTCTCGTAACACGAAAAACATTCTAACCTTATTCATCATCCTTTGGAGCCTCGATAGCCCATTTAATGCACAGTAAACTTATTACTATCAACGCCCACACAGTTATTACATTCTGCCAAATAATCAGTGTTTTTCACTCCTTACTGCACAATATTCGTCAATGACGACGTATTATATTAAAGTCACTCTGTCCGTAAAGTGGACACATTTAATATCCTAAGAACTTGTTTAAATCAGCTTGACTCTTACCTGTTGGTGCAACCATTTCAGCAGACGCTTTAACTAACATGTTAATGGCATCGAACTTCTCTTTATCCATAGCCACTAAATGTATTTGTCCATTGATTTCAATTAAAACAGTTACTTGTGCATGTTCCAGATTGACTTTCATTCCATCCCCTCCTAATCAACAAATACTGTATCTTCATCAATCTGATCATTGCTTGTGATTTTAATAACAGCATCTTTTTTCGGCTTTATTTGAAAAGAAATCACTTCATCCATTTGGACAACTCTTGGTTTATCAACATAACCCTCTTTGAAGTGAAGTAACTCACCATCCCAATGCCATTTTTCGTTGAATTCTGGATATTTTTCACTTCGATATTCAACCACACAAGGTTTTAATGATGCCAACAACACTTCCCGACCTTTATAATCAATATTCTTCACAATATCTTCATTCATCTTTATTACTTGCTCGTACAGATGCGGAAGAATTTCTTTCAAATGAGATAAGAACAAAGGGACTGTTTCGTCTTGATAAGACTTAATTTCACCGCCCATCAAAGCATTTGGTTTGTATCCGCAAATCTGATTGATTAAATTGATATCGAACTCTTCAATAGGTATAAAGGCAATACTTGATCCGAAGCCAGGTTCTTTTACAGCCCATTTACCTTCTTCGCTTTTCGTTATTTTTACATACGGATAAGGAAAAACAACTTCGCCATCAATCAAACCTAGTTTCTTAGGAGGGTATTTAAGTTTGTTGTATTGTTCATGAGACTCCCATTTTTGCTTAAACTCACGATATTTCTTAGCTCGACTTGTATAACCTTTTATGTCCGTCCTATCTCCATACTTGCAACTCGAACTAAGAAAAGACCTAATTTTCAAACACTGACCATTATTGTAGTAGGAGCAACTTTCGTGCTTATCACAACTAATAACACTTGCTTCCAAAGGTCTTTCTCGACCTCCGAATATGCTTTTACCACCGTATAAACTAACATCAATGACTTTCATTCCATCCCCTCCAATTCTTCATGTTCCACTAAGCATCCACACTCACATTTAAGTAGAGGTAGTACATAGCAGCTAAGCATTTCGAATTGACAAACTGTACAAAAGAAGCGGTAACTCATCGTCTTACCCACCTTTTAACCCTGCTGTACACCTGCACATAAAAGATAGATGCTCCTAGTAACAACATGATCCATAACCAAAAAGCTAGGATAACGAATTCTCCTAATGTAAGATGTAATTTCATACAGTTACCTCCACCTTTCGCATTTTTACACAGTACAAGGTATCATCTGTGGTGTAATCAAAGGACTCATACCGTTGGTAGTAGTTATCGTATTTAAAGTTGCTGTACGAGTTTTGGAATGTCTTAATGTCGCCAACAACCTCCCAGCCACGCTTCTCGTTATCAGCAATCGCTTTTTGTAACTCAACTAAACTGTAACACTTCATGATAATGTCCATCATCTGACCCCCAATTTAGTTTCCCAATCCCGGCCATACTTTTTATAAAGGTCATTTCTGAGCTCTTGATAACTTTTCCGATACATATCAGCGTCGCTTTTAGCACGTCTAATCTGATTATTTAATGAGGTTATAACTAATGGGTCTTCACTTTTAAACTGTTTCTGAACTTCTCTTGCTAATGATCTGATTAAAGAATCCTTTAAAATTTGTTCATCTACTTCTAGCTCTTGTTTTTTCGCCCTTTTAACACACCTTCCATAGAGATAAACACCGATATGAGAAGGTATTTCATCTTTGACTTTCTCGAACAATTCTTTAGTCATGACATAATAGTTGAAATGCCCACAAAACGTTTTCTTCGCTTTACTTCTAAAATCTGAAACCGAAACTTTCACTTCATAACAACGCCATATTCCTTTCGTGTCATAGGTCATGTAATCAACACGTTCACTTCCAAACCACCCGATAGTGACCTCGAAACAACCAAATGTCCCCTGTTTATTCGTAGAGCGATATATAGCTTTTTCTAACTCCACCGTTTGCTCTGTTTTAGCCAACTTCTCTCCCCCTCATATGACTCAATCGAACCTTGTACAAAGACTTTTATAACAATTCCTTTATCTTCTACTTCATGGACATATAGGCGGTAGAAATGACCGTCTGTAGCTTGTACCACCATGATGTCTTCGTCTATCTCGACTAAGGTATAGTAGCCATGAAATGCATGTTTGGATAAATCAGATACACCCGATACTTTTAGGATAGAACCAGGAGGGAAATGCTCCCGGTCCCATATCTTTAGTGTTTTAAACATACTCATGATGCATTGCCTTGCAAGATAGAAATTGCTTTACTCGCTTCGGCTTTGGTGAAGTTTTCTAGGTTGTTTTGTGTGCCAAGCTTTGTTTTTAAGTGGTCATGCAGTTTGTTAAACGACAATTCTTCTGTTACTTTCTTTTTAAGTAAGCTTTTCACTAGGTTCAATTGTTTGTCACTAGCCACCTCGGGCTTATCTCCTTGCTGAGAGTGAGTATTGTTACGTTCGTCTGTTCCGCTATCCGCTTCTGGATCATCACCTGTCGGAATCATAAATGCTTTCATCAACGCGTATTTTTGAGCGCCTGTCATAGCCTTGTAAGAGCCTTTATCACCAGCATCTTGACCTTCACCTACAGTTCGAAACGAAATAGTTTCACCGGTATCACCATCCATAAATGTGAATTCCATTTCAACTGTCACAATGTACTCGGTCTTTCCTTTGGCGTTGGTGTGTTCTCTTGTTTGGTTACTTAAAACACTAGGTATCATCATGACGTTACGTTCTGATAGCTCTTCGCGAACTTTTTCAGCAACATCTGATTCAGTTGCGTAAGCGTACTGATGAAACTTATTAAACCCGGTTTTTTGAATGTATTTTACCGCCTTCATGACCTCGGCTAATTTCTTCACTAACATGCGTGTTTCAGTCATTCTCTAACACCTCACTTCTTTTGATTTGGTTACGTTCATATAAATCTAATACCTCTGCCATGCGTAATTCTTTAAATCCGTTAGCAACTGCTACATGCGGTCTGTGGTTAATCCAGTAAATCGTCATGTGTAAATTTCTCCTTTTCGTGATATACTGTATATTCAAATGTTTTTATGAGGGTTTGCTTATGTCAGTAAGCGACCCTTATTCTATTTTCAGCTCAAACTTATCAGCACGTTCTACTACATCTACACCTGGTACAACTTCACCGTTTTGGTCGTACATCTTTCCTTCGTGAATACGAGATACTTTTTTAATTGCTGCCCAATCTGCTGTTTCCTTCACCTTGACTAACTCAGCTTGTCTTGCATATTCCAGTAATTCATCTTCATTTTTGATAAATTCCGGCTGTTGCTTTTTCAGTGCAATGGAGCCATACGGTAACTTAATGCTCTTTTTCGCTTTCTTTCCGTTTGCTTGCTGTTCAGCTACTTGCTCACGAATGTACGCTTCTAATAGAAGAGAGTAGTGATTTACGCGATCTACATATTCTTGTTTCGCTTGTTCGCCCCATTCTTTAATGCGGTCAATCTTCGCTTGGAAAGGCTCAATTTGACTGTCCGTTACTGCATCAATCTCAGCCATACGCTCATAAAAGTATGAGATTCTACGTTGTGCTTCTGCTGCTGTTTCTAAATCAGATACCGCAAACGCTTGGAACGTTGTTTCTTGTGCTACTTCTTCCTCTTTATTTAATGATTGGATAAATAAATCTAACTGCTGGATATCTTTTACCATTATTTAATCGCCCCTTCATATACAAATTCACTTACGTGTTGATGTTTTTGGAAAGCGAATAACATACGCTCTAAATCATTTAGCTCCATTTCATATGCGATGACCATACCAGCATACATGCCAATATTGTGTGAATCAGTAGCGTTCTTTTTATTTTCTTTCGCTGACTGAATCCGACTTTTAACAAACTCGATATGAGACATAATAAGTTGTTCCATTTACATAACCTCGTTTCCCCAACGCTCAAGCCATTTAAAAAATGCATCACGTTGAACTTTTTTGTGACGACCAATCCGAATTAAAGGAAAGTCTTTTCGGTTCATTACTTCATATACTTTGTTCTGTCCAATGCCCAGCACTTCACGGATGTGTTGTGAATTCATGATATATGGATACTCATTTGGTGTTGTTGTTTCATTTTTTTGTTCCACTATTGTCACCCCTTTACATAAACCATTTGGTTAACTTTTGTCTAAAAAAAAGAGATCATCTACTTTGCATTTCAGAATAGCTGCCATCCGCAACGCCATAATAAGATTAGGTTGTTTCTTGCCTTGTTCAATACGGCTGATAAAGGACTTTGAAATACCAAGTAATTTACCAAGGTCCTCTTGCCTTAACGCGTTACTTTCTCTATAGACCCTAAGCTGATTCCTAACCATTTAGTCACCTCCACTTGACGTAAACCATTTGGTTAACTTGATACTCTTAGTATAAACAAAGGTTAACTGAATAGTCAACTCTTTTGTTAAATGTTTTTGTTAAAAATTTCTTTTGTATTGAAACAACACTAAATTATATAGATAATAGGTGTGTACCATTCGACGAAGAAGGGAAGTAGTTATGAAGAGCATAGGGGAATTATTTAAGGAAATAAGAAAAAAGAAAGGATTATCTCAAGATGAGATAGCAGAAAAGCTAAATGTAACAAAGTCTTATATTTCAATGATAGAAAACGAAAAGAAAAAACCAACAATAGAATTTTTAAATAAGGCAGCGGGTATTTTGAATGTGGATGTTTTAGACTTTTATGATGGAAAAATAAAGCCAACTGAAGAGTTAACATCTGAAAATTTAGAGTGGGTTATATTAGGAGAAGAGATGAAAAAAGAGAACATAACTCCTGAACAATTAAGAGAGTGGGTTCGAATCATTAAAGCCACTCGGCGATAACCTTACAAATTAAGTAAAAATTAATTCTTTTTACCTATTTTTATTTTGGATAAAGCATCCATTTCCCTTTTTTCGCAACCGATTATCATTATTTTGAACATTAAAACACCTATTCGACAAAACATTACAAAAATAGTCATTTATTTAAATGGGAATTTGGTCTATGATTTAGATATAAACCAAAATACGAACTAATGTTCTTACTTTGTTCGCATTTAAATTTGTCTACTATAAACGTTGTCGGAGGGTTATGCCATGGAGAGAGAAATTGTTTATACTGATGTGTTACCAGAAAAAGTTACTTTAGTCATTGATGGAGTTTTATACGTCGGAGTGGAAAACGCTAAAAAAGGAGCGCACTCATCATGAAAGGTTCATTCCGAAAACGAGGAAAAACATGGACATTTGTCGTAGATATCGGCAAAGATCCTTTAACCGGAAAACGAAAGCAATATAGTAAAGGTGGATTTCGGATTAAAAAAGACGCAGAAAAAGCCTGCGCCGAATTTATTTCATCGTACCACAACGGGGAATGTGTGATAAACGATAAAATGACAGTAAAAGAATTTATGACTATGTATCTTACCCATATAGAGGTAAAGGTTCAAAAAGGTACATATAAAAATTATAGTAATGTTATTTACAGTCGTATTATACCACGATTAGGTAATATACGGTTACAGGACTTTCGTACTCATCACGCACAAATGTTTATGAATGATTTAACAGCAGAAGGATTATCTCCAAAATATATCGGGTATATCAAAATGATCTTAAAAGGCGCTTTTCGATATGCGGTAGATAATGATCAGTTGCGGAAAAATCCAATGGATAAAGTATTAATCAAACAATCACGTCGAATTACGTACAATACTTGGACAATTACAGAATTACAAACGTTTATTACAAGCGCGAAACAATCATTATCTTTTTATCATTATATTTCTTGCTTAATCGCAGCGCATACAGGCATGAGACGTGGTGAGGTCTTAGGTTTAAGGTGGAGTGCCATCGATTTAGTTAATAAACGAATTAGTGTTAAGGAAACATACTCTCAAACAGACAAAGGATTCGAATTTAAAGATTTAAAAACATCTTCATCTTTCCGCTTAATTGCGATTGATGAATTATTAGTTAAAGAATTAAAAGAACATAAACGAATGCAAAACGAATGGAAATTAAAGTTGGGTAGAGGTTACCATGATCTTGATTTGGTATGCTGCCGGGAAGACGGACAGCCTATGAGTCCTGAAAATCTCCTCAGAGTATTTAAGAGTCATGTTGAAAAGTTAGGCCTACCTAAAATGCGCTTTCATGATTTACGTCACACACACGCTACTATTTTGTTAAGCTTACGTGAAAATCCTAAAATTGTTAGTGAACGCTTAGGTCACTCCTCTGTTCTTCGCACACTGGATACATACTCGCACGTTATTCCAGATATGCAAGAAGGAACGGCCAACACATTCTTAAATGCGTTAAAAGACCACAACTTTGACGCAATGTGA